AACTGAGACTATATAATGTAGTTTAAATACATCATGGTTGATTATGAAAACCCCTGGATTTTTGAAGGACAACCTTTTTTATCTGAGAACATTGGTGAGTTTGTCGGTTTTGTCTACCGGATTACTAATCTCGAATCAGGTAGGCAATACATCGGTAGGAAGTACTTTCACCAACTACGAAAGCCTAGAGGTGGAGGTAGGCGAGTTAAGAGTGAGAGCGACTGGAAAAGATACTACGGAAGCTCTGACGAACTTAATCGGGACCGCCGTGGACTTGGAAATAGTTCCTTCAAACGAGAAATACTTTCGTTACAATTAACAAAGGGTAAAGTTAACTACGAAGAAACCAAACAATTATTTGTCCATTCTGTCCTAACAGAATCTCTTGAAAACGGTGACCCCAAGTATTACAATAGTAATATCTTGGGTCGTTATTATAAAAAAGATTATTATTCATGGCCGAATATCGAAGAGACATAAACGATAACGATATACTTTACGGTTCCTCCAGAGACCATCAGTACATGATGGAATGGGAACATAAGTATATGATAGATTGTATAGATTTCTTAGAACCTTATGGTGATGTTCTAGAGATTGGATTTGGTATGGGATATTCTGCTGATCAAATTATGAAGTGGAAACCTAAATCATATACTGTACTGGAACCAGATCCTGTAGTCTATGAAAAAGCTTTGGAGTGGTCTAAACAATATCCTAATACTACAGTTATCAAACAAGCATGGCCTGATATAAGTGGATTGGGAAAGTTTGATTGTTTTTTCTTTGACCCATACTTAGAGGGGGATACCTCTAATATTTGTATTAATAATTGTGCAGTCACTTTCTTTATATTAAAATGTTTTAAACATCTGGCAAAAAAACGATCCCGGTATTCTTTTTATTGTTCTAGTCAAGGAAATGATATTGAGGACTGGGGGAAAAATGTATATCGCACCTTAATGGATTTGCCCGAAGGGGTTCAGTTTGGTATTAAAATATCCCCATATGATGTAGAAGTCCCTGATAATTGCAATTACTGTAAAAATAATTGGTTACATCTTCCCGTGATATCTCTGGCTCAAAACCTGTAATTGGCTTATGATAGAACATATCTTTCCAACAGCAATTTACAGATCAAATGTTCCCTGTCCACAAAAAGAGTGGAAAGGAATGATGGATCTATGTAAAGAGTTTTACTATAAAAACTTAGAAGAGATTGAAGATAATGGTAACTTTACTGGTGACCAAGACATACCAAAGTTTTTTCTCTTACATAAAACTAAAGAATTTTATTGGTTGAATGCTCAGATGGCACATGCTACGAGGCAGTATCTATCTGGTATGTGTAGACAAACTGAAGATGACAAGGATTATGATCATGACATCTTCTTTCAAAAGTCCTGGCCCAATGTGTGTAGACCAGACGAGGGTGGCAATCCAGATCATTTGCATAAGGGATCTCACTTTAGTGGTATCTACTACTTAAGAACTCAGGGGAATGGTGGAACATTGACTCTTGCCTCTGAAGGTTATATGGATAATCTTCCATTGAATGTTAATGATGATTATGGTATTTACAGTTTAGATCCAGAAGATGGTGATCTAATTATTTTTCCATCTAATATTTTGCATAGGGTAACAGAGTTTAATGGAGTTGACTTTAGAGCTTCAATCGTTTATGATATCTTCGTGACCTCTACTGTAAATGTAGACCACAACTACGAAAATGTCGTCACTTCACCACATCACTGGGTCCAAGTATAGACTAAATAAGTTTGCTAGGGGTTCCGAATGCTTTCCACACAGTACCGACTAAAGCTGGAGTTTATTTGTAAATGTATTGCTAATGGAGAAAAAGTTAAATTAGATGATATGGTTTGGGCACAGAAACTTGCTAAGGCAAATACATCTGCTAATGAGATGTTAAAGATGGCAAGACGCCAAGCATCTCAAAATATCGAAGAAGGTAGCACAGACGATTTTCTGAATAGGATGGGTTTAGGAGATCCCGATCCATCCAATCACAAGAAGGGATTTACTGATGCTGACGATATCAAGAGTTGGTTTCACCAAGACAAACCTGATGATTGGAGACAGCGAGACTAATGCCACATGAATTTGATCCATGCGAAGCACCGAGGGGTAAAGTAGATAAGTGGGGGTTTTCTATTAAACCTCCTATCGGTGATGAAAAATGTATTCTTATTTGTTTAAAGAATGCTCCCTGTGGTACTGATAAAAAACAAGTAGAGAGATTGATAAAATATTATGAAGATCTCGAAAAGAACTCTTTCAAACATAATTTTTGGTAATAATAATGGATGATTTTAACACACCAGGATCGAATAAATCTTGGATGGATGATGGGTTTAAAGAGTTTGTCACCCAATTACAACTAGATAATGTTTGTAAAATATTGAACGGTGAATTAATGCATTATTATTGTTCTGATAGAACAACAACTCACGAAAAAATTGTAATTGAATTCAACCACAAAACAAAGGAGGAAAACAATGACAAATCCTAATCAACTTTATGAGGATATGGACAAGCTCAATGCTCTTTTTGAAGAACTAATGTGGCATCCAGATGATGAGTTAGTTTTTACGCATGAGAATGGTCGAGTTGTGATTTATAATAGGACTTTAGATGATTGCAACAGTAATTGATAAGCAATTTGAGCTTTCGTATATGGTTAAGGTTGAGACGCAAATCAAAAACCTACCAGTAACTGCTACTAACATTGCGAACGGTACTTCAGTTCCTTATGGAGAGAATGGAACTCATAGATTGATGGGGGAAAACATATTTGAAAGGGAGTCAATAAACAAAGTAGTAAATCTCATGGATGACAGTGAGATTTTCTTTGATATGTTGGAGGAATTAGAAGAGCTTCTTGATAAAAGATTTTATCTTAATAGAATTGATTTTAACTTACAGCATTCTTTTTGTGATGGGACTAGTCATATAGATGGAGAAGAAGGTTCCTATACAATTATGTACATGCCGAATTTGGAATGGGATACTTTAGAATGGGGTGGTCAGTTTCAACTACTTGATGATGAAGATAATGTTATAGAAGAGCATGAATATGTACCTGGTAGGGTACTAATTTTCCCATCGGAGATTAAACATAGAGGACTAGGACCACGGCATCCTCATGTGTATAGATACACTGTGGTATGGAGAGTACAGGAGCTCAACGACGCATTATGAAACCAAACATTCTTTCCCTTGACAAAGCTCTATCTTCAGAAGACTTTAGAGAAGTAAGTGAGTATGCATATGACGCTGAGTATGCATATGGTGAGCGAGACGATGATTCCCACAAACCAACAGGATTGATTTGTGAATTAGATCCAGAAAATGAAGAAGATGATGCCATTGTAGGCATCTTAGAAACCATAATCTATGCTAGATATCCAGAGATTCAGGAGTATAAATTATACCGAGCATACATTAATTGCTTTGCTCCTAGAGAGATCGCAAACTTTCATAAAGACTGTGATATTGATCAAGATGAAGTTACTTTCATTTTCTATGCCAACAAAAATTATACTGGAGTAGATGAGGGGGGATGTACGGAGTTCTTCTTGGACAATAAAATTATTGGTGTCCCTCCCGTCCCTAATACTTTATTAAAATTTACTTCTTGGATTTTGCATAGAGCAACTCCTTTGAATTCGGATCATCGTTTTACCTATGCACTCAAATATTCTAAAGAAGATTATTCAGGAACATAGATATCATGTGGAGGATGGACTATTCCTCCCCGAAGTCATCGATGAGCTTAGGGAGTACGCTCTCAATGCAGAAGACCCGGATGATATCTATGAAGACTACTACTCTCTTAATTTTTCTAAAGAGAGGTTGCGCCTTCCCATTCTTTCTGCTATAATAACAGGGTTGGAAACAAGGTTCCCATTCCTTGGTCATTTTGATAGAGGATGGGCATTTGTTTACGACAATAATGCCGAAGGTGTGACTCCACATGCTGACCCAGCATGTTATAATGTGAATCTCTGGGTCACTCCAGATTCTTCTGTAGAAGATCCAGAGAAAAATGGTTTGATTCTTTACGATATCAAACCGCCTCCGACATGGACATGGCGTGAGTATAATACGGATGTCAAGTTGATTCGGAAATATCTGGAGTATACTAGATCAGAGAAGACGATTATACCATATGCGTATAATCGTCTTCTCATATTCAACTCCAAGTACTTTCACGAAACAAATAGAGTTTCGATGAAACCAGGTTCCAATCACAGAAGAGTTAATTACACCTTCATGTTTAAGACTCAGTAGCTCAGTGGACAGAGCAACTGCCTTCTAAGCAGTCGGTCGTTGGTTCGACCCCAACCTGAGTCGTTTGGGAGATTAGCTCAGAGGTAGAGCACCTCGTTTACACCGAGATTGTCACAAGTTCGATCCTTGTATCTCCCATGAATTTTTTCAGTAATAAAGATTTTCAACTTAATGAATCCTGGAATATTGTGAATGTTCCTTGGAAAGATTCTGAGATTTTATTCATTGACGATATATATAAGTACCCTGAAAAAATTTATCAATACCTTAACTCTGTTAATAGTATTGTAACTCATAAATCTTGTAAGGGATCTCTCAATGGCATTGACTTTATGGATGGTCAAATGCTATTGGATAATAGGTGGGATTTGCACAGAAAATATTTGTTAGAATCGATAGCAAATAATTATAATCTAGAAGTAGATCCACAAACTGCACCCCATACGATCAATCAGTTTAGATTGATTAATGATGTTCCAAAAGAGAGACACTGGCATCCTCACACTGATGGTCAATTAAATTTTATTATCTTTTTGAATCCAACTCATCATATGAAATCTGGCACTTCATTGTATACTCCTTGCAATACAAAAGCAAAGAGCTATTCTAGTAAAAGGGACACCGAACATACAAGTCCTTGGAAAACCAATAAACAGTTCAAGGAAGATTTGTGTATCTTAGATCGATTTAATTGTGGGGTCGTGTTTCCTGGAAAATGGTTTCATGGTCAAACAATTGTAGACGACTTCTTTAAACAAACAACTAGATTTACTGAGGTTACTTTTTTATGAAGAAGAAAAAAATTAAAGAAGAATTATCTGAAATAAAGGAGTTATTAAGACATGCTATCTGTCAAATGCAAAATTTGCAATGTAGAATTGACCAGCTCAACCAAGAGTCAGAGTTGCGGTTGCCCAAATATGATGACATTATTGGATGACAAAATTACAGCTATGGATCTTAGTGAAGTCGTTTTGTTAAAAAATGAAAACAATTCTAAGGATAGTCATGTTCTTAGTAGAAATGACTTAGAGTACCAAGAGAACCGACGCAAACGCAAAGTTCGTAAACTAAACTTTGAAGTACGATGATTGACCTGAATAACCTGACTCATGAGCAGAAAGAATGCCTTGCAGAGGACTGTGAGGATTTTCTATTGCATCGTCACATTCCTCTTCACTCCCACAGTTACGACAACATCATTCGTCAGGCAATGGTAGAGGGATATCAAATTGATAAGTTTGATCGGCACCCACCCTTTGTGATCAAACCAAAGTAGGAACTGTCCATAGGTCCTACTCAAACCAGTAAATATGGGGTATAATAACAAGGTAATCAAACAGAGCAATGTCTGTCACTACTAAGTTCAGGAAACACATCAACATTCTTCGTAGTACTGTTGAAGGTCAAGTTGATCTAGATCACCAGTATCCAAAAGTTTTTCGTAAGGTCACTAAGTATTACAGGGAAAAGGGAATTCAATTTAAGAACGATCCTTGTGATGACTACGAAATTCTGCTAGACTGTCTGTACAATGATCTTGTAACTGAAGGTATTATCAATGAATGATCTAGATCCAAAGTCTGTTGCATCGACTAAGACGCTTGTTATTCATGAGCGTTATCCTTATCGCTATGTGCAAAAGGGTTACATTCAACTCAATGATAAGCCTGACTTGCGTCTTCAAAAGGCAGATGAGTATAGTAAAAAATACTCTGACATCTATCTTTTTGATAATGCCGACCAGTGTTTTCTAGCTATAGAAGATTTTGAGTATACTAAGTGGCTAGATCCTCATGGTGTACCATGTTATACCAAAGATACCGTATCATCCAATTATTAATTATGTACAACTCCTACCAAACTGCTGCTGACTCTGTAAAAAATGCACTTATTTCTGCACTAAATAACGACGAGGATACTAGAACGCTGTCAGAAATTTGGCGGCATTACTTGGGACTTCGTGCTATCGCAGATCAAGCATGTGCTGATCAAGCAATGTCCTCCGAAGACAATATTACTTTCAATTCTTCCTCCGCTAGCCCTTTTGATTGGGGTCAGGATGGCATTAGTTTCACTGGCAATCCTACTGCTACTGTTGTAGCTGCTGATACTGTAGCTATTAGTAGTCTTGGAGGACAGGATATTATTACATTTAATTAAAAAATGATTGCATTAATAACTGGTATTACAGGACAGGATGGATCGTACCTTGCAGAACTTCTCCTTGAAAAAGGATATGAAGTTCATGGCATTGTACGCCGTTCTTCTCTTATTAATACTCATAGAATTGATCATATCTATGATCGTATTCATCTCCATTATGGAGACCTGACTGATGCTGGTAATCTTATCAGTATTATTCAAAAGATCAAACCAACTGAGGTTTATAACCTTGGTGCAATGAGCCATGTTAAGGTGTCTTTCGAGATGCCTGAGTATGTGGGTCAAGTTGATGCTCTAGGAACACTGCGTCTTCTGGAAGCTATTCGTCTATTAGATCATCCCTGTAAGTTCTATCAGGCATCTACTAGTGAATTGTATGGACTCGTACAAGAAGTTCCTCAGAAAGAAACAACTCCCTTCTATCCAAGATCCCCCTATGGGGTGGCAAAACTATACTCTTACTGGATGGTCAGAAACTATCGTGAAGCGTATGGTATCCATGCTAGTAATGGTATCCTATTCAACCATGAATCCCCTAGGAGAGGTGAAACCTTCGTTACCCGTAAGATCACGATGGGATTGTCAAAGATCTCTGCAGGTCTGCAAGATATTTTAGAGCTTGGTAATCTGGATGCTCAGCGTGATTGGGGGCATGCTAAAGATTTTGTTCGTGGTATGTGGATGATCTCTCAGCATGATACTCCTGACGATTTTGTTCTTGCCACTGGTAAGATGCGTAGTGTTAGGGAGTTTGTTGAAGAAGCTTCTCAGTATTATGGATTCAGTATTGAGTGGCGTGGAGAGGGATTGGATGAGGTTGGTTTCTGTAAATGTATGAACAGAGACATCATTCGCATCAACCCTAAATATTACCGCCCAACAGAAGTTGAACAACTACTGGGTGATTATACCAAGGCTAAAACTGTCCTCGGATGGGAACCAGATATTAGTTTTTCGGAACTTGTACAAGACATGTGTATTTACGGACAATGAATAAATTTTACAAAATTGAAAAATGTAGAGTTTGTGGTAACGAACATCTAGTTACGGTACTCGATCTTGGTGATCAGTATCTCTCTGGTATTTTTCCAAAAACGATTGACTTTGGAATGTATAGGGGTCCTTTAGCTCTTGTCAAATGCGATGAGAAGAAGGGTGGATGTGGGCATGTTCAACTAGAACATACCTTTGATCTTCCTACCATGTATGGTGAAGAATATGGATACCGTTCTGGTTTGAATGGTTCTATGATCCGTCACTTGCGTGAGAAAGCAGAAAAAATCAAGGCGGATACTAAACTAGAGTCGGGTGATATTGTTGTTGATATTGCTGGTAATGATGGCACCTTCCTAAGTTGTTTCCCTCATGATCTTCAGCTCATGAGTATTGATCCTACCTCTAAAAAGTTTAGAGATTTTATCCCTGACCATGTGAGTTACATTGCAGACTTCTTCTCTGCTGATGCCTTCCGTGAGCGGTTTGGTAAGCAAAAGGCAAAGGTCATTACATCATTCTCTATGTTCTATGACCTAGAGGATCCTTGTGAGTTTGCTCGTCAGGTCCATGAAGTCCTTGATCCTCAGGGTATCTGGGTTCTTGAGCAGAGCTACATGCCTGAGATGCTGAAGCAGAATTCTTTTGATACTGTGTGTCATGAGCATCTGTCTTACTATGGTATGAGACAACTTAAATACATCATGGACAAAGCGGGATTCAAGATTGTTGATTTTGATTTCAATGATGTCAATGGTGGCAGCATCTCTGTTGTTGTTACTCACGCTACTAATAGTGAGCGTAAAGAGTGTACAACTAAACTCACTGGTATCATCGCTCTAGAACTTGAAAAGAAGTTAGATACTATTGAGCCTTGGGAAGAATTTGCTCAGAGAATTAATGATTGTAAAGACCAGTTCTGGAAGATCATGGACTTCTACAAATCAAATAATGCAAAGATCTGTTGTCTAGGTGCTAGTACTAAAGGTAATGTGACTCTTCAAACATGGGAGATTGGTCCTGATGATGTAGAGGCTATTGGTGATGTTAATCCTGATAAGGATGGATCATTTACACCTGGTACATGGATTCCTATTAAGGATGAAGAAGACATTATGATGAATGAATATGATCTTCATATTGTTCTACCTTGGCACTTTAGAAATTTCTTCCTTAAGAATCCTAAGTTTAAAGGAAAGCGTTTCTTGTTCCCTCTTCCAGAACCTGAAGTTGTAATCGCCCCATGAAACTTAGAACAATGAAAAAAGATTCAAAGATTTATGTCGCTGGTCATCGTGGTTTAGTTGGATCTTCTATTGTTCGTCGTTTAGAACATGAAGGGTATGAAAACATTGTTACTAGGACTAGGCAAGAACTTGATCTTATGGATCAAGATGCTGTAGAAAGTTTCTTTGATTATGAACAAATTGATTATGTATTTGATGCTGCTGCTCGTGTCGGTGGCATCCACGCCAATGATACATATTCGGCAGAGTTCATCTATCAGAACACTCAGATTCAAAACAATCTAATTCACAATGCTTGGAAAAGCGGTGTTAAAAAGTTTTTGTTTTTGGGAAGTGTATGCATCTATCCTAAGTTTGCAGAGACTCCTGTACAAGAAGAGTCGTTGATGTCTGGAGAACTTGAGCCTACTAATGATGCATATGCTCTAGCTAAGATTCATGGTATCTACATGCTCAAGTCCTACTACAAGCAGTATGGATTCAAGAGTGTTTCTCTTATGCCTGCTAACCTATATGGTCCTAATGATAACTTCCACCCCATGAATGGGCATGTCATTCCGGCGATGATGCAGAAGTTTAATAACTGGACTCAAGGTAACGATCCGGTCACCTGCTGGGGCACAGGAGACCCTCGTAGGGAGTTTCTCCATGTAGATGATCTTGCTGATGCATGTCTCTTCGCCATGGATAACTATAGTCAGGCAGAGTTGCTGAATGTGGGGTCAGGTGAAGATGTTTCTATTAAAGAGCTAGCAGAGATGATTGCTAAAGTTACTGGTTACCCTGGAGACATCTGTTGGGATGTATCTAAACCAGATGGAACTCCAAAGCGTCCCTTAGACTATACAAAACTCTTGGAAAAAGGTTGGAAGCCGAACTATAAATTACTAGATGGTCTTCGTAAGACCTATGAATGGTATACTGCAAACACTGATATTCAAACAAGATGATTGGTATTAATTATGTCGGCAAGATGAAAGAGCGTCTTGCCAATCAAATGTTTCAGTATGCTGCAGTAAAAGGCATTGCTGCTAACAGGGGATTTAATTATTGTGTCCCTCCTTCAAAATTTAAGAGTAATGATGATGAATGGAATGAGCACCAGTTGTTTGTTCCTTTTGAATTGACTGACTTAAATCCTCTTCAAGTTCAGTACATTGATTCTGATCGCCCTATTGTTAGAGAAGAGTTTTATCACTTTGATGAGAATCTGTTTAATAATTGTCCAGACTTTGTTAGTCTCTTTGGATTCTTTCAGTCTGAAAAATATTTCAAACATATCAGGGAAGATATTCTGAAGGACTTTACTTTTACTGAGGATTATCTAGAGCCTTGTAAGAAGATGTTGATGGATGTAACAAATCCTATCGCTCTTCATATTCGCCGTAGTGATTATGCTAATTATTCGCACCATCCTATTTGTGATATAAATTACTATAAGGAAGCGTTAACATACTTCGGTCCTGAACGGGAAGTGATTATCTTCTCGGATGATCCCGAATGGTGTTTGGATGAATCAACTTTCGATAACGATAGATTCTTAGTTTCTCAAACAAATGATCAGTATCTTGATCTTTGTATGATGTCTCTCTGCAGTGATTTTATTATTGCAAATAGTTCTTTTAGTTGGTGGGGAGCGTGGCTCTCTACTAATAAGAATAAGAAAGTCATCGCTCCTAAAACCTGGTTCGGACCTCCTCTAGATAAAACAAATGATACAAAAGATTTGTACTGTGAAGGATGGAAAGTGATATGAGTGTAGCTATTATATTCATTGGGACAAACAAGTATCTAGATTTCCTTCCGAAATATTATGAGACTTGCGAAAAACTTCTTTTTCCTGATCTGAAAAAACAATATTATGTTTTTACTGATGGGGAACTTGGTGGTGATGTACCTGATAACATGACGGTTGTTCCTATTGAGCATAAAGACTGGCCTGCAATCACACTAGAAAGATTTCACACTATCTTAACAGCAGAAGAACTTCTGAAAGAGCATGAATGGTTGCTCTTTCTAGATGCTGATATGAGAGTTGACTCTGTAGTCTTCTCTGAAGAACTTCTCGATGATGATAAAGACTTTGTTGCTGTTCACCATCCATGTCATTACTTGACTGGTACGGGAACCTTTGAAACTAATCCTGAATCCGAAGCTTATGTGAAGGGAGAACCTCTTCAATACTATCAAGGATGCCTCTGGGGAGGTAAAATTGAAGCAGTCATTCCTATGATGAAACTCTTAAAAGACAGAGTTGACAAAGATTATAGTAATGATATAATTGCTCTATGGCATGATGAAAGTCATCTCAATAGATTCTTTATTGAAAACAACGATAGGGTGTTTGCTGTTGCACCGGACTATGCATTCCCAGAATGCTATCCTAACTATCCCTACCAAAGAAAAATTGTACACCTATCCAAAGATAATTCATCTTATCAAGTATGAGCGATCCAAATGCATGGCAAATGCCAACCTTCTTCACTGCGGACAAAGCAGATGAACTCAGATATAAATTCCCTGGACTTGAACTGGTAAGTCACCAGAACTTCTCGCAGTGTTACCAGGATATGTTTGTTTTGAGTATGACTGATGGTCGTCCAAAAGGAACTTTTGTTGAGATCGGATCTGGACATCCAGTAATTTCTAACAATACTGCTCTCCTTGAATCTCGCTTCGAGTGGAATGGTATTGGTCTTGAGATCAAAGATCATGAAGCTGATTTATATAATCAACATCGTCGTGCAAAGGTCGCTGTAGGGGATGCTACCACTGCAGACTTTGATGCATTGTTTGAAGAAGTTGGTATTGGTCCTAACTTTGATTACTTACAAGTAGATTGTGAACCAGCTGCGGTCACATTTGAAGCATTGAAAAAGATTGATCTTGACAAATATAAATTTGCTACAATCACATTTGAACATGATGCGTATAATGACGGTACTGATGTTAGAGATGCTTCTCGTGAGTATCTTTCGTCATATGGCTACATCTTGATCGCTGATAATATTTCTGTAGATGATGAGCATCCCTTTGAAGATTGGTGGGCTCATCCTGATCTTGTACCATCCCATACTATTGATACAATGAAGTGTGTAGATGGAGAAACTAAAAAAGCAGAAGATTATATGCTAGGGAGGGTATGATGAAGTGTGTACTATGGGGGTATCCCTTACACTCTGACACATACTCTTATGTTCATGAGGGATTTAAAAAGGCCCTAGAAAGAGCAGGACATCAAGTTCATTGGTTCCATGATGATGAATATCCTGAACACTCGGACTTTGATTATGAAGACTGTGTGTTTTTTACTGAAGGATACGCAGATAAAAATATCCCGGTCCTTGCTAGTTGCGTTTACTATGTTCATGTATGCGTAAACCCTGAGAAGTATCTTGGCAACTGTAAGAAACTAGTTGATGTTCGCTATCACCAGGATAGTATGGACAAAGATAACTATGAGTTCCATCATGATTTAAATGACTTTGAAGAATTAGATACTGGAGTTTGCATTGATCGTATCTCTTCACAAGAGAAGGGGTACGATATTGTATATCTTGCATGGGCTACTGATCTAATGCCAGAAGAGTTTGATGAAGAGTGGGTAAACATTCCAAGAGAGAATACTTTCTATTTTATCGGAAGCATTTCTCATGAAGGTAGGTTTAAAAATGCCCATCTAATTCAAGAGTTTGGAACATTGTGTGCTAAAATTGATGTGAGAACTGGTTGGTCTAATCCGTGGGTTAATCCCTTAGATGGATCAGTCATGAGAGATCTTATGCAAAGATCTTTTATGAATCCAGATCTTAGAAATGATACTCATAAGAGGTGGGGCACCAAAACTTGTAGAGTTTTTAAGTCTATGAGTTACGGGCATTTAGGTATTACCAACTCACCCAAGCTTGCTAAATTTGCTGGACCTGAAGTTATCTGTGAAGAAAACATTAGTGATCTTTTTGAAGCAGGATTAAAGTATAGAGAAGATAAAGAATTAATTCTCAGACAGATGCGCTATACAAAAGAGCATCATACATATGTTAATCGTATTAACGGACTCCTTAAATTGCTATGAGTAAACTAACCTTTGGTTTTATCGTCGGCGGTGACGATAAGTATTATACGAATCTCATGAGAGCTTGTGAGTCCCTTGAACGGGTTAAGCAGGACCATGAGATTCTTATCATTGATATGGACAATCGTTTGGATATTGAAGATCCAAAAGTTAAGATTGTTTTCACTGATGAAGACAAACTAAAACAGAGGTATCTTAAGAACGGTGATGATGATCGTAATTGGTTCCAACCTCATGCCTGGGCAGAGCGTTATAATCTCTACAAGCATGTAGAGACTGATCATTGTATTTACCTTGATACTGATTGTGTTATTGTTAATGATCGTATTGATGAGCTGATTGAAGAGGCAGGAGAAGATTTTTTACTTACTCAGCACTGGTGGGTTCCTACACTGGATGATTATTTTAGGAATGTGATTGTAGATAGGACAGGACTATCTAAGTATCTCCCTGATGATCATTCTGAGTATGTCTATGGAGCTTCTGGGGCATTCATGTTCCAAAAAGAAAAGCATGATAAATTATTTGAAAGGTATAATGAAATTTTTGAAGATATCTTTAGTCGTCCTGGTGCCCATACTGGAGTGACTGATGAGTTAGTTCTTTGTCTTGCCCTCAATGAAGTTGGTGGATACAAATTTACTAACGGATCTTTTAATCATTGTGCTGCAGCTGATCAGCAAGATTTGAAGATGCAAGATGATACATTTTATGGGAAGAATCCTCAGGAAGATGAGTATAAAAAGATCTTTGCATTCCATAGTGCATGTGAGAATGTAGATTCACTTAAGTATCATAGTCCTGGATTTATTGATCAGATTAAGAAAACTATGTATTGGGAGGATTATCAATGAAGATTGCTTTAATTGGTCCTGGTATTATGAACATTCCACCTGAGGGGTGGGGTGCTGTTGAGATGCTCATCTGGGATTACACTCTGATTCTTAGGGAGCTTGGTCATCGAGTAGAAATTATCAATACTCCAGACAGAGAACTGATTAAGTTTGAGGTGGAACATGGTAAGTATGATGTAGTGCATCTACATTATGATGTCTTTCATGATATCATCGATGACTTGGTTCCTCTATGTAAGAAACTAGTAGTGTCTAGTCACTACCCATATGTTAATACTCCTCACATGTGGGGTAAAGATAACTATGGACCTGTGGTACAGAAGTATGCTGCTAACAGAAACTTTCATATCTTCTGCTCATCTCAGAAAGACTTTAACACTTGGGTGGAATTTGGTGCTAATCCTAATCGTGTTTGGTTGAGCAAACTTGGTGTCCGTCCTTATCCATATAAGTTCGATGAGTTTGCCAGTTGGGATAGAACATTATGCTTCTCTCAAATTGTAGATCGTAAGCGTCAGTATCTTTTAGAAGGTATTGATACCGTTGATTTCATGGGTCGCATGGAGTTTGGTGGTAAGTTTGATAGAAAGAATTCAAATTACAAGGGAGAGGTTATTCGAGAAAAGCTTAATGAATACATTACATGTTATTCAAACATGGTTTTGTTGAGTGAAGTAGAGAACACTACTCCTTTGGTTATTAAAGAAGGATTGATTTGTGGATTGGGTATTGTTTGCTCAGAAGCAATTACTCCCGAGTTGGATACATCCAAACCATGGATTGATGTGATTCCTGAGAGTCAAATAAATAACATCGATCACATTCTCAATGTGATTGACAATAATAAAAAAGTATCGAAGCAGTATAGAAAAGAGATTAGAGAATACGGTATCAACGAATTCGGTCTTGAAAATATTCTTGCTTATGAATACATTCCGAAGTTGCAATCTTTGCTATGAGATTTAGTATTATTGGTCCCGCGACTGCTATTCCCCCAGTAGGATGGGGGGCAGTAGAGAGCCTTATCTGGGACTATAAACTTACCCTAGAGAAACTCGGTCATGAAGTTGACATCATTAATATCTCAGATCCTAGAGAAATTATAAAAAGAGTCAATGCGTATAGTCCCGATTTCGTGCATATTCATTACGATGACTGGGTTGTTCTCTATCCTTATATTCAATATCCTTGTGCGTGTACCACCCACTTCGCATACCTTGAGCAGTCCCACAAGATGAATGGGTATGGCCAAATCTTTGGTCAGTTTCAACAGACTAAACCAAATGTGTTCTGTCTGTCAGAAGGTATTAGGAAAGCATATCATATTCTTGGTGATATTCCTGATGATAGATTGTTCATCGTACCTAATGGTGTCAATCTAGATCTGTTCCGCACTACTGATACTCCAGAGTTTCCTGATCGTAGCATCTACCTTGCTAAGGTTGACTATCGTAAGCGTCAGCATAAGTTTCAGTCTATCGATAGCTTGTTCTTTGCTGGTAACATTGCAGATAAAAAATTTAATCCTAACAAGAACTATCTTGGTGAATGGAAGAAGGAGTATCTTCATGATTATCTAACTGATTATGGCAACCTTGTCCTTCTATCTGATGGTGAGGCACACTCTCTTGTAATTATGGAAGCTTTTGCTTCTGGTCTTGGTGTAGTGGTTAGTGAGTTTGCTCAAGCAAACCTTGATACTGATAGGGAATTCATCACAGTCATCCCAGAATCTAAGATTGATGATGTAGAATTCGTAGAGTATGCTATAATTAAGAATAGGGAATACTCCATCACTCATCGTGATGAGATCCTTGAGTATGCAAAAGAGTTTGATTGGTCAACAGTCTTACAAAACCACTACCTGCCTAATGTACAAGAAGTGATCGCAAAGCATGGACAAAAATAAGTCTGCACAAAAACTCAAAGATCTCCCCCATGTATATTGGTTGAACCTTGACGGCAAAGAAGATCGCCGCCAATGGATGGAGAACCAGTTTGCATATTGGGAAGTGGAGAACACCAGAATCTCTGCTTACGATGGACGCAATGATGATCTTAGCGACATCATTGCAGGTAAGTACCCTGACAACATGTCCTCTGGTGAAATCGGATGTGTTACATCCCATCTTAAAGCTATTCAATATTGGTTGGACAATTCCGACGAAGAGTATGCTATAATGATGGAAGATGACTGCGATCTTGAGGTGGTCAAGCATTGGCCATTCTCTTGGAAAGACTTCTTCCGTAATGCACCTGCTGCATGGGACTGTCTCCAAATCGCAATTATCAATCCTGCCGTCCCTGTGATGCAAATGCACTACAGGTTCATTAACGACTTCTCAACGGCTGCCTATGTTATCAATCGTAGGTATGCTGAAAAGCTACTTTCTCTTTACACTCGTAAAGGTAAGTACAAGTTAGATGGTAGAATTAAACCCCGTGCAGTTGCAGATGATCTCATCTACAATAGCGGGATGACCTACGCAATGCCTATACTCATGTATAAGATTGCTCTTGGGTCAGATATTCATAACATTCATGTTGATGTATATCATCGTCAATGTCATGATGCCCTCTGGAACTTTTGGAGGAATGATGCTAATATGGTTGAGGATTGGAATCAATTCTTTGATCTCAATCCTTACCTTGGCAGACTTCCTCCTGGTTTTGAAGGGAAGTAACATGTATAAATATTACAACTGTCACATGTGACAGTTCGTATCTAAAACGAGAGAATGTCGATCTCTCTATCATCCGTGGGACACTCCACGAGATATACTTAAAGGAATTTTCAAATGTTTAAATCTGTATTCGCAGCTTCCGCTGCTCTTTTCGCTTCTGCTGGCGCTGCCCTTGCAGGTCCATATGTTAATGTCGAAACCAATGCTGGTTGGACTGGCTCCGAGTATAATGGTGCTGGAACAGACCTGCATGTAGGATTTGAAGGCGAACTCGGTGAGTCTGCTTCGTACTATGTCCAGGGTGGTGCCACTGTGCTGACTCCTGATGGTGGTGACGCTGAAAGCGTTCCTTCTGGTAAGGCGGGTCTGGGTCTTGCACTGACCGATGCACTGGGTGCATATGGTGAAGTCTCCTTCGTTGGTTCTGGTGACGAAGATCTCGACCGTGGTTACGGTGCTAAGTTGGGCGTTAAGTACAGCTTCTGATCCTTCATATAGACACATAAACATCTAGATGTTATACTGGGGGTGCGACGGCATCCCCTTTTTTTATGAAAGATTATTTTCTAAAAATAGTTAGTAGTCCAATAGTTCATCTTAATATTATTACTATTGGAATGCTAGTATTGATAGGGGCACTACATAACCATGCTCACTTCACAATGGATAAGGATGCAGATGGTTATGTGAGACAGTGGTGTAGATCATCAGCAGAAAACAAAAAGACCTGTATCAGATATGGTACTGACTCAGACTATTGACAAGTCTTTAGATCTACTATATAATATGTAAAGATTTATAACGGAATGTATCATGACTGTAACAACCAATGATCGCGGACAACAGAATCTGTTCGCTAAAGAACCCCAGATGTATATCTCAAAGACTGACGCAGAGCGTCATGGTCTTGAGACATATGCCGAGAGATCTGAAAAGCTTAACGGTCGTTATGCTATGATGGGTATTGTCGCAGGATTCATTTCATATGCTATCACCGGCAACTTCTTTTTTGGTGTGCTTTAACCAGTAAATCAAACTAAATTTTATCTTACACTAGGAAAACAATCATGAAATTCGGATTCACCCCTGAGGCAGAGATCCTCAACGCTCGTTTGGCAATGCTTGGTTTTGTCATTGCTGTAGGCACTTACCTGACCACTGGACAAATCATTCCTGGAGTACTATAATGTTATTGTTAGCAACTACTTTGCTTGCAGCTTTTATTATGGGAGCAGTATTAAGCGAAACAGATGCTGACGATGATGATAATGGTCCTCAGGGAGGACTAATGCAACCTATTTGAGATATGAATCGCATTCCCTATCAAGAATTTATTCTTCACGGATCTCCAGTACCCGATCCTATTGACGAAAGTCTAGAAGGAAAAACTATAAGTACTTCCTACGGATACTTCTGCGATAAGAAAGCTATTTTATTTGGACTGCCAGGAGCCTTTACTCCCACATGTACAAATGAGATGCTTCCAACATATGATATTCTTTTTGATAAATTCAAAAAAGAATTTGGCATTGATGCAATCTATTGTACTAGTGTCAACGATGACTATGTTATGGAAGCCTGGGCAAAGTCCTTGAAGATTAAAAATGTAGAGATGATTCCTGACGGTAACGCTTCCTTTGCAAAAGCAATGGGTATGTGTGTCAAAATGGAACACATGGGATTTGGTCTTCGTTCTTGGAGGTACTCTGCTTATGTTGATGATGGTGAAATTAAACTCATGCTACCAGAAAATGGTATGGAAAATAATCTAGCATTAGATGAGTATGATATTTCCAGTCCAGAATACATGTATGAACAACTAAAAAAGTTGTTGTCATAGTAACTAAGGACACCTATATAAGGTGTCCTTTTTTGCAGATGGGTAACCATGCAAAAACTAATTAATGTACTTTCAGTTCTATCCTTTATTGGAACTGCAAGCATCATCGGCGGTGGTGCTTATGTTTATCTCAACAAAGATTCTATTGTTGAGAATATTAAATCCCAAGTTACAGCAGCTGCAACAGAAGCAATTACTGGAGCATTACCTGGCATGATGGATGCTGCTATGCCCGAACTTCCTAGTGTTACTGGAGGTGTTGTTCCTCCTGCCCAATCAACTTTTCCTAAAAGTACTGGACTTCCCATTCCTGGAATGTAAATTATGCCTCATGGATTCGTGACTAAAAATGATATTTTGGCTAGAGTTTATAAAATAAAAACTGAACTCTACGATGGTCAAAAAGACGATAAGAATAGTGATTGGCACGATGGTGCTCACGATTCGTTAAATAAAATACTTAATCTCCTTCAAGAATATATTCAATGAAAATTGGTGTTGTTGGTGGTGGTAACGCTGGACTGACTGTTGCCATGGTCGTATTTGCAGAAACATACGGTCAAGATGTGGAGATTGAGCTTTACTATGATCCAGAAGTTCCTATCGAAAAGGTGGGGCAAGGGTCACTAATAAATTTTGTGGTTCTTCTTTCAGATGTGTTTGGTATTGATTGGTATAATAATCCAATTGATGCAACATTTAAAACTGGAATCCTATATGAAGACTGGGGGAAGAAGAAGGATAAATTCTTCCATCCTTTCCCTATGAACTACACAGCTATTCATTACTCTCCTAGTAAATTGAGAGAGTATATGAAAGATAAAAAAGTATGTAAGTTCATTGAGCAGAATGTTGAGGACTGTAATGATCTTGACTGTGATTATGTCTTTGACTGTAGGGGAACCCCAAAAGATTTTTCTTATTACAACATCCTGAAAAATCCATTGAACAGTGTTCTTCTTGGGAAGAGTAATGATGTAGATGTTCATCAGCATTGGACAAGGTGTATTGCTACACCAGATGGTTGGATGTTCTCTATACCTGATAAAGATCAGACTAATTATGGATACCTATACAATCAAAATTATACATCAAAGACTGAGGCAGAAGAAAACCTAGCAAATCTATACGGTATTCAAGGCACAGAACATCTTCAATTTAAAAATTACTTAGCTAGGAGACCTATTCAGAATGATAAGGTTATTCTGAATGGTAATAGGTTAATGTTCATTGAGCCTTTAGAAGCAAGTTCAGTTGAAACCTATTATCGTTGGACTAGTTTAGCTCTTGATTGGATTTTGGGTAACGAGTCTAAGAGATCAGTTCTACAGGACCTTGTGACACATGTGGAAGAGATACAGAACTTCATTCTCTGGCACTACGCAAACGGGTCAAAGTATGCTACAATGTTCTGGTCAGAAGCAGAGCAGATGGCAAAGAATCATTCTTATGATGAGTACTTCTTTGACTTCATTCGTTCTGCCAAATCCAATAGTAGACATGAACTTGTCTATAACCATGACGATTCTTACGGGCATTGGTATGGGACCAGCTTTAAAAGCTGGATTGACAACACGCACCTCTTGACAGATATGTGAGGAAGTGCTAATATAAATAAAGACACAGTTACGAAATGTAACGGTCAACAACACCCCGCAAACCAAGACCTCTAGGGTGTATAAAAGCGTCTTTAATATTCCTACCTGAGGGTGGTAGGAAAATAGTAACTCCACCATTCCCTGATGGTCTTACTTTTTTGTTCAAAACAATGGCTACAACTCTTTCAAGACAACAATCAACCCCATGGCAGAATTTCTGTGAGTGGGTAACCTCAACCAATAATCGTTTGTATGTTGGTTGGTTCGGTGTACTGATGATCCCAACACTGCTTGCAGCAACTGTCTGCTTCATTGTTGCATTCATCGCAGCACCTCCCGTCGATATTGACGGTATCCGTGAACCTGTAGCTGGTTCACTCATGTATGGTAACAACATCATCTCTGGTGCAGTTGTTCCTTCTTCAAACGCAATCGGTCTTCACTTCTACCCCATCTGGGAAGCTGCATCTTTGGATGAATGGCTTTACAATGGCGGTCCTTTCCAATTGGTAGTATTCCACTTCCTCATCGGTATCTATGCATACATGGGTCGTGAGTGGGAACTCTCTTACCGTCTAGGTATGCGTCCATGGATCTGTGTTGCCTACTCGGCACCAGTCGCTGCTGCGAGTGCAGTATTCCTCGTCTATCCTTTCGGTCAAGGTTCTTTCTCCGATGCTATGCCTCTTGGTATCTCTGGTACTTTTAACTACATGCTTGTATTCCAAGCAGAACACAATATCCTTATGCACCCGTTCCACATGCTCGGTGTTGCTGGGGTATTCGGTGGATCTTTGTTCTCTGCTATGCACGGAAGTCTCGTTACTTCCTCACTTGTTCGTGAAACAACTGAAACAGAGTCACAGAACTACGGTTACAAGTTCGGTCAAGAAGAAGAGACCTATAACATCGTCGCAGCACATGGCTACTTCGGTCGTTTGATCTTCCAATACGCTTCATTCAACAACTCCCGTTCCTTGCACTTCTTCCTTGCTGCATGGCCTGTTGTTGGCATCTGGTTCACCGCCCTTGGCGTCTCCACGATGGCATTCAACCTGAACGGTTTCAACTTCAACCAGTCCATCCTTGATGGTCAGGGTCGTGTGTTGAACACCTGGGCAGATGTACTGAACCGTGCTGGTCTTGGAATGGAAGTTATGCATGAGCGTAACGCCCACAACTTCCCCTTGGATCTTGCTGCTGCTGAGTCCACACCTGTGGCACTTACCGCACCTGCCGTAGGCTAATATGCCTGACGGTAGTCTACACCCCCTCACATATGTGGGGGGGTTTTTTATAGGTATTCTAACTCTTGTAGTCCCCATACTTTGTGTGTTACTATTATGATTAGTTCTGATACACCTATCAAACTTGCCGAGATCATTCGTGATACTTGGCCACAATTATTTCACTTAAAAGGTATTAAAACGGTAAGTAAAAATGACGACAAGTACACTAACAGCACCGACAAGGGGGTGGTTTGATGTCCTGGATGACTGGCTTAAACGCGACCGCTTTGTATTTGTGGGCTGGTCTGGACTACTACTTCTTCCCACTGCTTATCTGGCCATTGGCGGTTGGCTTACTGGGACAGCTTTTGTTACGAGCTGGTACACCCACGGTCTTGCTAGTTCCTATCTTGAGGGTGCTAACTTTCTCACGGCAGCTGTCTCGACGCCTGCTGATGCTATGGGTCATTCTCTTCTTCTACTTTGGGGTCCTGAGTCTCAGGGGAATTTCCAGCGGTGGTGCCAACTTGGGGGACTCTGGAATTTTGTGGCACTCCATGGAGCCTTTGCCCTCATTGGTTTCATGCTTCGTCAATTCGAGTTGGCTAGGTTAATTGGAATTCGTCCCTACAATGCGATTGCTTTTTCTGGTCCTATTGCTGTATTCGTGTCTGTATTCCTCATCTATCCTTTGGGACAGTCATCTTGGTTCTTTGCGCCGAGTTTCGGTGTCGCGGCGATTTTCCGCTTCCTTCTCTTCCTCCAGGGCTTTCATAATTGGACGCTCAATCCCTTCCATATGATGGGAGTGGCAGGTATCCTGGGAGGAGCACTGCTCAGTGCTATCCATGGTGTCACTGTAGAAAATACATTGTATGAAGATGGAGAACAAGCAAACACATTCAAGGCATTTGATTCCACTCAAGAAGAGGAGACTTACTCGATGGTTACAGCGAACCGTTTCTGGTCGCAAATCTTCGGGATTGCTTTTAGTAATAAGCGTTGGTTGCACTTCTTTATGCTGTTTGTTCCTGTCATGGGTCTTTGGACATCTTCTATTGGCATCATTGGGCTTGCTCTTAATCTTCGTGCTTATGATTTTGTGAGTCAGGAGATTCGTGCAGCAGAAGACCCAGAGTTTGAGACCTTCTACACCAAGAACATCCTATTGAATGAAGGCTTGAGAGCATGGTTGGCACCAGTTGATCAACCACATGAGTCATTCGTATTCCCCGAGGAAGTATTACCTCGTGGTAATGCCCTTTAATAAGTATTTTCTTATTAAAATTTCAATCCTAAACTTAAATAAGGCATCATGAATAGTTTCGAGTTCACGCTATACTTTATATGCTTCGCTCTCATTGCTGGTGGTGCCTTCGCTATGATGTGGTCTAACATTCAATCTATTAATATAGAGATGAGGAATCCTCCCAAACCAAAGCATCCTGAGGCACCACAGGCAGGTGAAGAGTTGATGTATGTTGATCTCAGTAGAGAGAAACTAGAAAACATTTACAAGCAAACTGAATGATGGTATACTAAGAGGGTTAAACACCCTCTTTTTTATGGAAGTAATTACAGAAGGAAAGGTAAAAACTGTATACCAAGGTGATGATGCAGAGCAAGTCATTATTGAGTATCATGATAAGGTGACTGCAGGAAATGGAGAGAAGGAAGATCATCCTTTAGGAAAGGGATCTCTTTGCTGTAGTATTTCATCTATCATTTTTGAAAAACTTGCCAAAGAGCTTATCCCAACTCATTATATTAATATGGTTGGTGCTAACAAGATGATCTGTAAGAATGTAGACATCGTTCCTCTAGAAGTTATTTGTAGGAATCGTGCTGCTGGATCTATTGTTCGTGAGACAACTCTCAAGGAGGGTTATCCACTACCAAATCCAATTGTTGAGTTCTTTCTGAAGGATGATAGTAAGCATGATCCTCTGCTCACAAAGGATCGTGTGCGTCTCATGGGATATGATCCAGAACCTTTCATTGAGATGACACTCCGTATCAATGATTTCCTTCGTCAGATGTTCTACATCATGGGTATTGATTTGGTTGACTTCAAGATTGAATATGGTTATACTGCTCATGGAGAACTGATACTGGCTGATGAGATCAGTCCTGATAGTATGAGGCTCTGGAAGATTGGTAGTGATGAAAGATTTGATAAAGATCTATTCAGGAAGGATGAAGGAGATATTGTACCTGCCTATCGTTATATTCTTGACCAACTACAACCCCTTGCTATTCAATGAAAATGGACTACAAAACTTCTGGTGTTGACATTATCAAGGGTAGATCCTTTGTAGAATATATCAAAGCACTGGCACCTAAGATTGATGGTGGGTTCAATGGAATGATGGAAATCCCATCAGGATATGAGAAACCTGTATTAGTATCTGGTGCTGATGGTGTCGGAACTAAGATGAATATCTGTAGGATTGCCGATATGTACCTTACTATCGGTATAGATTTGGTTGCTATGTGTGTTAATGATGTAATCTGTAGTGGTGCTAAACCATTATATTTTCTAGACTATATCTCTACCAAATCCCTTGACGGTAATGTGAGTGACATTGTATATGGAATTAATACTGGTTGTGTGATGGCTGGTATGGAACTACTAGGTGGAGAAACGGCAGAACATTTCAGACAAACTGATTATGACCTTGCTGGTTTCTGTACTGGTGTTGTAGAGAAGAATGAAATTGTTGATGGTACTAACATTCAACCTGGTGATGTAGTCATTGGTATTGAGAGTAGTGGACTTCATAGTAATGGATATACTCTTGTTAACTATTTGCTTAATAGAAATTACATTTACTATAAGGAGATGCCAGAGCTTCTGATACCGACCACCATCTATGCCCGTCTGATCCAGTACCTGTTGGATGAGGTTCCTATCTTAGGCATGGCACACATCACTGGTGGAGGTATCCCTGAGAATCTTCCTAGGTGTCTTCCATCAGGTCTTACAGTTGATGTTGACTATGATGCTTGGGAGAGACCAGAACTCTTTAACAAGATTCAGGAGGCAGGAGAGATTGCCGAAGAGGAGATGCGTAATGTGTTCAACTGTGGTATTGGATTCTGTCTGGTAGTGCCGCCAGAGGTGGCAACATTAACTCAGAGCTTGATTGCTGATACACCATTTGGCATGAGATCATGGGTCATTGGACAAGTAAAATAAATATGCTATAATTAGTTGGGAATAGCACCTCCTCTTATGGGAAATGAATATTACTCAGTATATGATTCTCTTGGTAAAAAGTATGCTGACTGTGGATGGGAAAAAGATGCAATAAACTTATGTTCCATGGTTCCTGGTAGAACATATAGAAAAAATAAATTTATTACCGATCAAGTTATTGATATTACGGCTACTACAGATAAAGAGTTGCCTGGGCAACATGGACTTCCTCCTGCAAAGATTGTAGTTGAGGGTCAAGAACTTGAAATTCAGCAGTCTTTACCTCAATCAGATTCACAACCAATTCACTTTAGAGTTTAATTATGAAAAAACTTCTTTTAGCTCTGCTTCTAGCAGCATCTCCAGTCTTCGCTAACGAAGATAAAATCACTAAAGGATATAAGACTATGGATTCCATGGGATGTATGCTATTAGGTGAATGTACTGATGGTGTGAAAGAAGTACACTCCTTATTGGATGTCTCATCCGAATATAAAAACTACTCTCGTTTTACTGTAGTTGCGAACGAGTTTAATCATATGCTTTCCTCCCTTAATCAGGTTGGTGTGAAAGTATATCTTGCTGACGATAAGTATTTCCCAGTAGGTCATCGTGGTGTCTATCATACTGTAAGTAATAACTTCTTCCTGAATGAAAATTATATGAATGATCCTGGAGTTCTTATGGCAGTCATGAGACATGAGGGATGGCATGCTGCACAAGATTGTATGGCAGGAACAATTAATAATAGTATGATTGCTATTATTAAACCTGAAGATGAAGTTCCTATGCTCTGGAGAGAGATGGTAGAGCGTACCTATCCTAAGTCTGCTGTACCTTGGGAAGCAGAAGCAACCTGGGCAGGTAAGACAGAAGGTATGACTATGGCAGCACTAGATGCATGTGCTACTGGTTCTATGTGGGAAGTTTACGAACCAACCCCAATGACTCGCGAATGGTTAGAGGAGAATAATTACATTGACTGAAGATTCTTTTTCCATTCTGCCATATGTTGTGGCAAGATCTTTTGATGATGACTTTGATGATATTCAAGATCATTTCATGGATTGGATGGAAAATTATGCTAAAGTTTATCAACCAAACCATAGAAGTAATGTTGATGGATATCAAAGTCCTGATGATTTTTATCTAGAGAAAAGCTTTACCCCTTTTCTAAATTATTTAAGTGATAGAATCCTGAGTTTGTTGGAAGTGTACTATAAGAATGAACTCGTAGAGGTTAATTTTCAACCTCGTCTTGCCAACATGTGGTTTAATATTAATTATGTTGAGTGTTATAATGTAAGACACACTCATCCTGGGTCATCTATAGCTGGAGTACTATACATAAATGTACCAGATAACTCTGGGGGTATTACTTTTCATCATTTAGATGAACATAATTTATCATTAACTCAGCAAACATGTTTTTCTGTCGAACCTGATGATGGATTGATGATTCTTTTTCCTGCATCATTAGCTCATAATGTAGATAGAAATTTGAGTGATGGTAAAGAACCTCGGATGTCAATCGCGTTTAATCTCTATGAATATTACCATGAAGATACTTGATAATTATTTGGAGCAAGACTATTTTGATCATCTAAAGAATAGTGTATTCAGTACACAGTTTCCTTGGGTATTTTGTCAAGAGGTTGCTAACTTAGGTGAAATGAACGATAACCATTTCTTTTTTACTCATAGGGTATTTGATCGGTTTGAACCACAGAGTTCTTTCATAAAAGAACTGGATCATTTGTTAGTAAATTATTTAAATGTAAAAGCTCTTATAAGAGTAAGATTTAATTTGTATCCCAATAGTGGTAAATTTATTGAACATGATTTTCATGAGGATTATCATTACAATCATAAGACTGCAGTTTTATATTTGAATACTTGTAATGGATATACTGGATTCAAAGATGGAACAAAAGTAGAGAGTGTTGAGAATAGAGTTGTTCTTTTTGATGGATCTGAACCACACCATAGCACCACCTGTACTGATCAAAAAGCTAGAATTGTATTATCGGTAAGTTACTTCTGATAAATACTATGAGTCACATATTCATTTTGTCGTAATGCCTACACGCATTAAACCAAAAAGAAGTACCACGCAGGGTCAGATTCCTGGTTTAGTAGACCTGGAAGATGGAGAGATGGCTATTAATATAGTTGACCAGAAAATCTATATCAGATCTGGGAACAATGTAGAAACAGTTGCTCAAGCAGCAACTGGTGCCACTCCTGTCTATACTGACCTTACTGGTCCTATTACTACCCAGTTAGTTGTTAACAAGAGATATCTTGCGAATACTAGTGCTGGTGCCATTAACGCTACAATGCCCGTGGTCAATCTCTCTATTGGAGACAGTATTGAGATCGCTGATGGCGGACAAAACTGGAATATAAATAATGTTATATTGACCTCATCCGCGCATCAATTCAAAGATGCGATTGGCAACATTGATAATGGTCCCGTTAACTTAGATGTTTCGGGAGTGACTGTTATGTTCTTGTGGACAGGTACTTATTGGAGAATCATTAGCTAATGGCATTAACTTTAAGTAACGCACATTTTCAGCCTAAAGATTCTACGGGTTATTATGTTTATGCGTTGAGGAGAGATGCAAATGACATGCTGTTCTTTAGTAAAGTAAGCACGGCATCTACCAGTGAAACTCTTGATCCTCATCGTTTAGATGGAACGCAGGTTGAAGAGTTCGGGGACTACAACGATTATGTTGAAGAAACCACTGAACAAAAATCACTTGCCAATAACCCACAAGATAAATATCAACAGATACGCTTTGATAGGCGCAACCTTTTTTATTACCTAGACACTGATGGATATCTAGTCCTTCAGGTCAACGGAACCCATTCATACTCTGAACCTGTTTAACGAGAACCTACAATGGCAGAATTTAGACTTGGTAGACTGAAATTTAACTGGCGTGGTGCCTGGACAGCTTCTACCGCATTCATTATTGATGACATCGTTAGATACGGTGCCAGCAGTTATGTTTGTACAACAAATCATACTTCAGATGCCAGTTCTACTGGATTTCCAAACGATAGTGCCAACTGGGACCTCCATACAGAGGGTCAGAACTATGCTGGCGAGTGGACAGTTAGCACCGGATATGTTGTAAACGATATCGTCAAGGAAGGCGGTAATCAATATATCTGTACGGCACAACATGTGTCAGTTGGTGTACAAAGCAACTGGTACAGTTCTGATTTCCCAGCATACTGGGATCTCTATGCTGAGGGACTGAACTTCCGAGGTGCTTTTACAACTGCCACTTATTATGGCATCAATGATGTTGTTAAGTATGGTGGACAAGAGTATCGTACAATTGTTCCCTTCCAAGTCGCTAGCGACTTTACAATGCAGGGGGTTTCTACTAGTTTCCATGATCCTACTGGAGTAGGTTCGGATGGTTTCTATCCTCCAGCATCTAATTTTACAGACTTTAATAAAGCCTTCACTAATGAAGGTCTTTACAATGCAAATACCCGCTATGAAAGGGGGGATATTGTAGAGTACATCGGTGCATCTTATGTTGCTATCGGTACTAACCCTAAAGGTGCTCAACCTAACGAAAACGCTGATCAGTGGTCAGTTCTTGTTGGTGGTATTGGTACTGGAGCAGGTACTACCTACGATCCTAATGAGATCTATGCTCGTGGTGAGATTGTAACCCTTGGTGGTAATACTTATATTGCTGACCAAGTTAAGATTCTTGGAGACAACCGACCTGTCGGTACTGCTATTACTACCATTGATACTGGTACTAATGGTTGGTCTCTGTTAGCTAGAGGATTTAACTGGAGAAGTACCTGGAGTGGTTCTAGTGTATATGAGATCGGTGATGTTGCCGAGTATTCATCCTCTGCTTACATCTCGGTAGCTTCATCGAACATTAATGTTCAACCTGGTACTGCTGTTAGCATGTGGGCAGCGTTCGCTATCGGTGACAGCGCAGCACTGCTGACAACCAAAGGTGACTTGCTTACCAGAGATGGTACTGGACCTACGAGACAGGGTATTGGTACGCAAGGCACATATCTAAGAGTCTCTTCTGGCGATGAGATTGAGTGGCAGTATCCTGGTCTTCGCACCAAGGTATACTATGTTGATGCACAGCAGGGTAGTAATAATAACACAGGTCTTACCCCAGACAATGCTTGGGGTTCAATTGCTTATGCTTCTACTGCTGGTCAAACCAGAAGGGATATCACAAACTTTGTTTATGATGAAACCAGTGGTATTGCAACAGTTACTGCTGCTGCCCATGGTTTGTTCCCTCAGGGTCAGGTTAAACTTCAGGGTATTGCATTCACTTGTGCTCAGGCACATGCTGGTGTTACAACTACTATCTTCCCTGATGGTACACAAGGATTCTTCTTTAGAGTTGACGCCGTTAATGATTCCAACAGTTTCGTAACTAATGTTGGCATCTCTACTATTGCTCATACTTATGTGAGTGGTGGTGAGGTTACTGATGTATCTCCTATCATTCTTAAGTTGTCTGCTGGTGTATTCAGTGAACAGCTTCCTATTACTCTACCTAAGAACTTCTCCATTGCCGGTGATGTCCTGAGAGGAACGACTGTTGAACCAGCACCTGGTGTTTCCACTGACGGTCTTGTTCCTAATAGCCGTCAGACGATGTTCTTCGTGTCTGACTCTACTACGGTTCAGGCAATCACGATGCGTGGTCTGCAAGGATTTAATTATGACACTAATGATGCTTTCAATACTGATAAGTGGCAACCCAAGGTTGGTGTAGGTACTACATCTTGCGGTGTTTACTTCAGACTTAATCCTGATACTCCTATCCTTGAGCGTTCACCCTACATCAAAGACTGTACTGCCTTCTCTAACCTGTGTATTGACGGCACTGGACATCAAGGTGCTATTGGTGTCTTTATTGAGGGTGGTGTTCACGAAGCCAGGCAAGCACGAGAGGGTAGAGGTGGTAAATCGATGGTATTCGATGCCTTTACCAACATTCACTCCGGTGGCGTAGGTTTCTGGCTTGAAGACGATGCTCTTGCTGAAATTGTTTCTTCCTTCACTTACTACTGTGCTTTCGGTTATGTTTCTGATGATGGATCTGAAATCAGATCTCTCTCAGGTAACAACTCCTATGGTAACTACGGTGCATTGGCTGTTGGATTCTCCACACTAGAATCTGCTCGTCCTGGTCGCCTCTATGGTGACAAGATGTCTACCCAAGTTGGTACTTCTGCTGGTACTATCTCTGTTGGTGCTACGATGCGTGGTACTGTATCAGGAGCTCGTGCTGTTGTTACAAACAATCAGATCGCTGGTGATCAACTGTACTTTAAGTACAATGCTGGATTTGGTAACCCCGATGGTGCTAACGGTGCTGTTGGTGTTGGTACTACTGTCTTCACACCTGGTGAGTTCATTGAATTTGACAGTGTTGGTGCTGGTGCTACAGGATATGTTAAGATTGCATCTGCATCTAACGCCGTTGGCGGACAGAAAGATGGACTATTTGAAGTAGTCGGACTGAGTACAACACCACTTGTTGGTGATGCGATTGGATTCACTACAGTTGGATTGGGATTCTCCGATTCAATTAGTTACATTATTAGAACAGTTTCTGCATATGACTTTGCATCTGGTCGTGCAACGATCAACATTGCACCAGTTAAAGGATCTGCTCCTGCTTCGTTTGATGATCAAGAGTTCTTGATGAGATCTAAGTTCTCCAAGGTTCGTCTCACAGGTCATGACTTCCTGCTAATTGGTACAGGTAACACCTCACAAACTAATTATCCAACTGTTGATGAGAACACAGCTTCTCAGGGTAACGAGACAACTGTACTGAATACTGGTAAGATCTTCTTCGTATCTACTGACCAAGGCGGTAACTTCAGAGTTGGTGAATACTTCTCTGTTAACCAGTTGACTGGTGCTGCTACCCTGGATGCTTCCGCATTCAACCTGTCAGGTCTTTCTGAACTGAGACTGGGTGCCATTGGTGGTCAGATTGGTGAAGCAGTCAACGAATTCTCCTCGGACGAATTCCTGTCTGGCGACTCTAACAGTGCATGTCCTACTGAGAAAGCAGTTCGTGGCTTCCTCACTCGCGGTAAGATGGATTCCACTTCTGGTATCCTGGTTCCTCCTCGTGGTGCTCAAGCCTCTCGTCCAACTGGTGTTGATCTGATCGAAGGTGGTCTTCGTTACGATACTGATGCTGATGGATTTGAATTCTATAACGGATCTAGTTGGTTGCCTCTAGGTGCTTACGCTAATGTAGATGTCAGTGCTGATGGAACTACATTGGCAAATAGACAGCAAGCTTGGTGTAATACTAGTGGTGGTTCATTCACTGTCACTTTACCTTTATCTCCTGTTAAGGGTGACTCCATTAGAATCTTTGATATCGCCAAGACATTTGATACTAACAACCTTACAATTGGTAGAAATGGTGAACCAATCATGGGTGACGCTGCTGACTTGGTTGTATCTACTGAAGGCGCGGCATTTGAATTGGTATACTATGATGGATCACAAGGATGGAGAATCATCACCATCTGATTCATATCACAAGGGAGAGCAATCTCCCTTCTTTTTATTATGTTTTCATAAATACTATTACGAATTTCACCATTAAGAATATAAACAATGGCTGACTATCAAACCTATAAAAAAATCGATGCCTCTGATGCAGTTATTGATGGAACCATTGGACCCGGTAAGGTAACGGGCGTATCTACAGGTAATGTTTGTAGAAGCTTTTATTTTAACTGTTGCCATAATGTCCCATGTAATGGCGGTTGCTGCTACCTTTGGACCGTACCAGAAAAAGTAACTACGATTCAATTTGAAATTATATCTGGTGGCGGATCAGGTGCAGGTGGTCGTTGCTGTGGTAATGGACCTGGCATGGGTGGAGGCGGCGGCGGTTACGCTACTAAAATGCAGTACGCTAACTGTGGTCATTTTGTCGCTGGATCTACTCAGTTTACTGTTTGTGCTGGTTCCAGTAGCAGATGTTCTTGTTGTGGATGTTGCCATGGCAGAACCGGTTGTGGATTCTATGGGTGCCCTTCTTTCGTCTTAGGTGGTGGATTAGGAACCTTCTGTATGCAAGGTGGATCTTTCGCATCGCAGAGATGCACTAATAGTTGCTACGCTTGCCTGAAAGTAGCACAAAGAACCAACTGTCTTACTGCTTGCTCTGCTTCTTGGCCTGATGGACAATCTAAGCCTGATTCAGCAAACCCAGAAAACGAATTCTATATTTGTGGTTTGTCCGGTGGTGAACTGAAGCATGTTAACTGTCACTCAAGATCATTTTCAGTTGCATCTTCTCCAGTTGGTCCTTGGACAAGTGGAAGAAACTTTGGAGTAGGTCGTTGCTCCACTGGTGACACTAGAGGATGTTGTTCTTCACCTTCGTTGTTCCCTGGTGGTGGTGGATTTAGTGGTGCGAGTCAAGGTGGTCAATGCTGGGGTGACTGGGGCGGCGGCGGTCTCGTAGTTGTTACAACTTGGTCCTGATAAATACTTACAACGGAGTACATTTTAGCAATGGCGCAAATTACTAAAACAATTGTTTATCCTGTACCTACCGAGTGGTATGGCGATACTCAGGACACAAATAGAAGTGGTATCTGTACATATACTGGACCAGATAGGATTACTTTCTGGTATATGAATAATGGAACAGATGCTGATCCTAAGTGGGAAGTAGAGCATTCTTTCCCATCTGATCCTGGTGAAGACAGAGATCCTCCAGCTGGGGCAAGAGTTGTTGAGCTTAATGCTGATACTCATCCTATGAATGCAGTTGCAATGTATGGAGGTATTCTTCCTCCAGAACTGATTGAAACTCCTGCTGGTCCTGATTCGGAGCCTAACCCAATCATTCCTAACTATCTTTACTTCAATGAAGTATATGATATGTGCTCATTCGGTTATAATTTTGAGACTAGTCTTTGGAATACAGGTAGATTCTCTGGTCCCCACACAGAAATTGATCTAGAAGATGAATCTGCTAGTCATTCCTTTGGATGGGAAGAAGTAAGAAGAACAAGAGATATCTTACTTGCACAATCTGATGATAAAATTCCTGCAGACGCTCCAGCAGGTTTTGTTAGTGAGTGGACAACATATCGTCAAAAGTTGAGAGACTTGCCAGATACTTGGAGTAGTGTTGGTAACAATACTTATCTGATCGTATGGCCTAGAGAGCCTGGTGATCGTGACGCATTTACTGGAGATTCTCCTGAGACTGGATTGGATTCTACTGATACTAGCACTGTAGGAGCCTAATTATTATGGCGGATTATCAGACCTATAAAAAAATTGATGCTGATGATGCATTTATTAACGGAACTGTAGGTCCAACTAAAGTAACGGGCGTATCTACGGGTAATGTTTGTCGAAGCTTCTATTATAACTGTTGTCATAATGTCCCATGTAATGGTGGATGTTGTTACCTCTGGACCGTACCAGAAAAAGTAACCACTATTCAATTTGAAATTGTATCTGGTGGTGGATCAGGTGCAGGTGGTCGTTGCTGCGGCAACGGTGCTGGTATGGGTGGCGGTGGTGGTGGTTATGCCACCAAGATGCAGTACGCTAACTGTGGTCATTTTGTCGCTGGATCTACTCAGTTTACAATTTGTTCGGGATCTACTAGTAGGTGTTCCTGCTGTGGTTGTTGTCACGGTAGAACCGGTTGTGGATTCTATGGGTGCCCTTCTTTCGTCTTAGGTGGTGGATTAGGAACCTTCTGTATGCAGGGCGGATCTTACTCTAACCAAAAGTGTACAGTTGCTTCTTGTTATGCCTGTGCAAAGCAAGCACAAAGAAACAATTGTTATAACGCTTGCTCTGCTTCTTGGCCTGATGGACAATCTAAGCCTGATACAGCAAACCCAGAAAACGAATTCTACATTTGTGGTTTGTCCGGTGGTGAATTTAAATCGTATAGTTGTCACTCGGACGACTTTGCAGTTGCATCTTCTCCAGTTGGTCCTTGGTCCACAGATAGAAACTTTGGTGTAACTCGCTGCTCCTATGGTAACAGTAGAGGATGTTGTTCTTCACCTTCGTTGTTCCCTGGTGGCGGTGGATTCTCTGGATCTACCCAAGGCAGTCAATGCTGGGGTGACTGGGGTGGTGGTGGACTGGTTGTTGTTACAACTTGGTCCTGAAACGAAATTGACTTTTTAATTCCATAATTTCGGGGAAATTTTCCCCGGAATTTTTTTTGATTTTTAGGATTTTATAAAATGTTTGAACTTAATGAAAATCTTGATGTTAGTGTTAAGAGAGTAGGACCGCAAAATAGAACGATTATAATTGCCGATAATTTTTATAAAAATCCAGACGAAATAAGAAATCTCTCTTTAAGCTTAGAGAGAAAAACAAATGAGAGTTTAATAGGCGATCTTCCTGGTCAAAGAATATTCAAAGAGACTTCAGAAGTAAAGAAGAATCTTAAACCCTTTTTTGATGAGTATTGTTTAGACAATTCTCTATGGTCTAAGAATATTGATAAACAATCATATGAATTCCAGTGGGATACTGTTGGATTCATGTGTAATGTTATGAATTATGATAGTGCATTTCATGCACCATGGTTCAATATTCCTCATCAAGATTCATATCTGCAAGAGCTTACTACAGAATCCAATCAGTTTGGCGCAGTGATTTATTTGAATACTCCAGAAGAATGTCAAGGTGGTACAAATTTATATTCGTACAAGGGGCAGATGTCTCTTCCATATAAGGTAACGGAATATATTGACAAACCCGAGGGATTTGATGATGAGGTTACAAGACCCGAACAATGTTTTCCATACATCAGAAAGTGGTTGTATGGTGATAGGGAGTGGAGAGTTGAATATGAGGCTGAAATGGTGTATAATAGATGTATCTTTTATGAATCTGATGTGATGCACTCGCAGAACATTGATCATGGGATGTTCACCGAACATGATCGAGTGAATCAGGTTTTCTTTTTATAACTATATACTTTGTTGACCAAATTAGTATGAGATCAAAAGCATTCTTCATTAATGGAGGAGCTGGTAGAGTTATCACCTCCATCCCTGCCTTTGAAAAATATGCAGAAACACATGATGATTTTATCATTGTGTGTGAGGGTGGGATGAACTTCTACAAGTCCCATCCAGTCCTTCACAAATACGCATACGATAACTGGCATAAAGATCTTTTTGAAGATAAGATCAAAGACAGAGATTGTGTCACACCTGAACCATATCGTCGTTGGCATTACTACAATCAAAAATGTAGTATTGCTCAAGCATTTGATATGGAAATCAATGGCACAGAAGAGCCTAGGGAACTTCCCAAACCTACGATTAAACTAGCAAAGCATGAGGGTATTCAGGGTCTTCAACTAGTCGATAACGCAATTAAAGCTACTGGTAAAGAAAAGGTTATTGTAATTCAACCTTTTGGTAGAGGTGTAATGGATGAGGGTGGGTATATTTTTGACCCAACATCTAGAAGTTTTAGTCTTGGAGATATTAGTAAGATTGTTAATGATCTCAAAAAAGATTACTGTGTGATTGTAATGTCTGAGTTCCCATTTCAGACAGAGGATGGAGATTCTAAGTATCCGTTTATTCTACCTCAAATTCCTGATGTCCGTATTTGGACATCTATTATTAATAGGGCAGATCATTTCTTGGGTTGCGATTCTGTTGGTCAACACATTGCAGCTGCAACTGATACTAGTGTAACAGCAGTGATTGGATCAACATATCCTATCAATATTAGCTATCCAAATGACGATCAATTTGATATAATTGATTTGGGAGAGGATAAGAGAACATTCTCTCCCATTAGATTGACAATGGAAGACTATGCTGACATGCAGAATGATGAATGTATGGCAATGACAGAAGATGATATTGAAAGTGTGTTAAAGTCTTGTAGAGATAGACTTGGAAAACCGGTAAAGAAAAAAGAGACAACAGAAACCCCTACAAAAGGATTTGGTAAATGACACAGTGGATTGCTGGTATCACTCGCGGACACAACGCTGGAGTATGTCTTCTGAAAGATGGTGAGCTTATTTTTGCTGTTGAGGAAGAGAGATTATCTCGTCGTAAATATGATGGCGGACCTATTGCCTCACTATTAGAGATACAGAAGTACACTGATAAACTTGATTATCTTGTTGTTGGTCACACTCAATTAATGGAGAGGGATTGTGGTAGTCTTGAGTATAGCAATGAGGCAATCTATGTTGGGATGGCAAGAAAACTTGGTTTGATTAAAGATGTAGAACCAGATCCAAGCAAGATGCATCCTCAAGTTGTTGATGTTGGTAATGTTCACCATAAACTTCATGCTGCTGCTGCTTTTTATCGGTCTGGATTTGAAGAAGCAGCTGCACTTGTAGTTGATGGAGCCGGAACCTTCATTCAGTTTGATGTAATGGGGCATACTGAAACTGTATGGGAAACTGAAACTATTTTTAATTGTAAGTTCCCAAACGACATTAATACTGTATATAAACATCTCGGAACTCGTGGTCCCTGCTGCACAAATTATGTTCCTGAAATGGAAGCAGCAATGGCTTATCCTGGTGAAACTGGTTTCTTCTCTTATACTCTCGATGAAACTGCAGGTATCGTAAAAGCATATGAAGCTGCTACACAATACTGTGGTTGGCATGCTATCGAGGCTGGTAAAACTATGGGATTATTTCCATATGGAGAACCTAACGAAGAAGTCCCCACTCTATTTAAAGAGGTTGGAACAGTAGATAGGAATGTTATTGTTCCTACTTATCCTAATGCTGGGCATGTTAATGTTCAAGAATATCCTTTTTTAAATAATCATGATTCTGACGATTTGACCAAACTTAAGAATCGTAGAGACTTTGCTTATGCAGTGCAAACTGAAACGCAAGAAGCAGTTTTGAAGCTAATCTATAAAGCAGTTGAACTCACTGGTAAAAAGAATATTGTTCTTTCTGGTGGATATGGATTGAATTGTGTAGCAAACTATTGGTATCTTGATAAGTTGAAAGAAGATGGTATCAATCTCTTTGTTGAACCTGTCAGTAATGATGGTGGAACTGCTATTGGAGCTGCCTTATATGTACATTATCAATTGAATGGTAAGAAACAAACAACAGTTCCCTCTAGAATTACTGATTTGTACTATGGTCCTGACTATAACTATACTATTGAGCAGATTATTGATATTGCTGACAAGTATAGTGGTATTGTAAGTGATGCTAACAATGACGATGTAATTAATTTGATCTCTAATGAGAATATCGTCGCACTTTTCCAAGGAAAATCAGAAGCTGGTCCTCGTGCTCTCGGCAATCGTTCTATTCTTTATGATCCCCGTGATCCTGAGGGTAAAGATTTTGTTAATAATGTGAAGCATCGTGAATACTTCCGTCCCTTTGCTGGATCTATTCTTGCTGAATATGCTGACGAATGGTTTGATTTGCGTGGGATGGAAGATACTCCCTTCATGATGTATGCTGTTAAGTGTCAACCTGGTATTGAAGAAAAGATCCCAGCTATTATTCATGTTGACGGAACATGTCGTATTCAAACTGTTACTGAAGAACAGAACAAGAATTACTATGACCTCATCAAAACCTTCTATGATGCTACGGGTTGTCCGATTTTGTTCAATACCTCTTTTAATCTTGGTGGTGAACCTCTGGTGGAGACCTTGGACGACGCTTGCCGTACTCTTGCTAACTCTGATATCGAGTATCTTTATCTTCCTGAATATGGTAAAATAATCCAGGTATCTAATGACTAAAAAAGTTTTTGTAAACGGAACCTTTGATATTCTTCATTCTGGACATTTGCAACTCTTAGAGTATGCAAAGTCTATGGGTGATGTAGTAGTTGTTGGTATTGATAGTGATGAGCGGGTAAGGGAAAAGAAAGGTCCTTCTCGCCCAATAAATAACGCCGAAGATAGAGCATACATGCTACAAAGTCTTAAGACTGTAGATCATGTAGTTCTATTTGGTTCTGATGAAGAACTAGAAAAGTGCATAGCTGTTACTGCACCTGATATAATGGTAGTAGGATCTGACTGGGAAGGAAAGTCAGTCATTGGATCTATGTACGCTACTGAATTACATTTTTTCCCTAGGTTAGAAGATTATGCAACTAGCAAGACCATACAAAGTATTATTGATCGGGGATAGTTGTACTGATGAATGGGTCTATGGTCCATGCAATAGACTAAGCCCAGAGGCACCAGTTCCTATATTGATTCAAAGTCAAAAAGAACAGGCACCTGGCATGGCTGCTAATGTTCATGCAAATCTAGAGTCTCTTGGTATTAATGTAACTTTTCTTACTAATAAGGAACCTCTCACTAAGACGAGATATATTGATATTAGATCTAACCAACAGATTGTCCGAGTAGATAATGAACCTGATGTAAAACCCTTGCATCCATCTGAACTGCAGATGGCTTTATTGCATGAAACATATGATGCTATTGTCATTTCGGACTATAACAAAGGTTATATTCCCGACGCAAAAACAATCAGTGACATTGCTGGTAGGTATCCTAATACTAAGATATTTGTGGATACGAAAAAAACTATACTTCCTACGGAGCACAGTAATGTCATCTATAAAATTAACAAGAAAGAATTTGAGAGTTTAGATCCAGATCATATTCCAAACTCTACGAATATGATTGTTACCATGGGGTCTGAGGGTGCTGCATGGAATAAGAAAAAGTTTCCATGTGCAGATCTTGTTCGGACATTTGATGTGACTGGAGCTGGAGATACTTTCCTTGCATCTTTAGTTTTCTATTACATTCAACTTCCGTCAATGGATGAAGCAATTTGTTTTGCTAATAAGGCAGCTGCTATTGCAGTACAGAATCCTGGTACATATATTCTCACTATGAATAATGTTGATAGGATTTTAAATATATGAGATATACTGTTGATATCGATGAAACAATTTGCTATGCTGGGAAGGGAGAATCTAGGTATACTCTCGCAACCCCTAGATGGGATCGTATACAGAAAATAAATAAGCTTTATGATGAAGGTCATACTATAAATTATCTTACCGCCAGAGGCATGGGTAGGTACGATAATAATCGTGAGTTAGCTGAGAAAGAGTTCTACGAATTTACTAAGAATCAATTAGAGTCGTGGGGGTGTAAGTTTCATAATTTATATCTAGGTAAACCATCATCAGATTATTACATTGACGACAAGGGAATTAATGACAAAGACTTCTTCAATTAAGGTAGTCCCCAAAGGATGGGGTTATGAAAAGTGGATTGTAAATAATGAAATGTACTGTGGTAAACTTTTGTTCCTGGAAAAGAACAAAAGGTGCTCGTGGCACTACCATAAAATAAAAGATGAGACCTTCTACCTACAGAGTGGTCTCATCTCATTGTATTTTGGGTGGGATGAAGATCTCAGTAAAGCAGAACTTAAAGTCTTAGAACCTGGAGATAAGTTTTATGTTCCTACTGGGCTAAAGCATCAGATGATTGCGTTGGAAGACTCAGAACTGTTTGAATTCTCAACGCAACACTTTGATTCAGACTCAATCAGAATTCATCGTGGTAATTGATATAATCAGCAACGGTTTTGAACTTATAGTTTAACCAATTCATATCTGCTTGAGTATTGTATTGATACTTACCAACGAGGTTTGGTGGGAAAGGAATTTCCTCTACCATAGCCTCGGTTTTTTGTGCAACTAAATCTGCCACTTCTTGAATAGTAATTGCAGCACCAGTTCCTAGGTCATAGATACCACTACCTGCACTATTAGTGAGCACAACATTTACAATGTCTCCTACCCAGATATAATCTCTATGTACCTTATTTGATCCTTCAAAGGGATGAACTTTGCCTGTAGCAGATTGCCACTTGAACTTACTTACAAGGCTTGCCTGCTCTCCTTTGTGGACCTCACCGCTACCATATACATTAAAGAACTTAAATCCTTGGATGTGTGAGAATCTATGCATATTGTCTTGCACCCAGTAATCAACCGTTGCTTTTGATAATGCGTAGTGGTTTAGAGGATTAATAATACCATCAGTTGACATGCAACGACCATAAGTGGAAGCAGAGGAGGCATACTTGACGGGAATACCATACTCAATTGCCTTTTCAAATAGCTTGATGCTATAATCAATATTATACTTGTAAATTAAATCTACATTTTTATCTGTTGTGAATGAGCGAGCACCCATGTGGATGATTGTGTTTACCTCTTCCCAACGATTAAATTTATTCAACAGGTCAAAGCAGTTATCAATATCAATTTCAAGCACACTATCCATGTTTTTGGCAAAGTGTCCACCAATGAATCCCTTCGCTCCAGTAACAATATTCATAGTAAGGCTCTTTATAATATATATTCTACCATACCTAAATATAAAAAAGGTGCTCACCTATAGATTTTGAGGCATGACTCTTAAAAGATATACCCTGGCAGTTACTAGTGCTGATCATTGGAATGAGATCCATGGGTCTCTCACTATCGACTCTAATCAGGACGGAATTCCAGACAGAAAAATTACTTGTACCGATGAGCACTCAATTAGTGCAGTTCGTGGTACTTATGAGTTAACAGATGACGAGGCTCAAGAGATTGCTCGTCATCCTCATGTTAAGTGGATTGAACTTTCACTAAAGGACAATAGAGAAAGCTTTCCAGATCCATCTCTGGTAATGCCGTTAAGGTTTGATAGTGATGTTAAAATCTATAGAGATTTAGATAGTAATGGTCCACCAGCTTCAAATCCAACTTCTGCAGAATTAAATAGAACAAACTGGGCACTTCCTAGACTTTCTGGTATCGCAACCAACGGAGATTTTTGGTCTGGTGTAGTCGGTGATATTGCACCCAAGCAGGGTAACTTTAACTTCTTATATGATGGTAGAAATGTAGATATTGTTATTCAAGACTCTGGTACTCTACAATCACACCCAGAATTCTTGGATGATAGTGGGAAAAGTAGGGTGCTTGACCTTGTTCTTGACTTCCCATATTATCTTGACCCTGGTTACTTTAATAGTGGTGGATTTGTTTATACCTTAGAAGACGGATCAGTAGGTGTTGATACTGCTAGAGCTGAAGCATGGTGGGAAGATAACAATGCTAGATCTGCTGAGTTCGTTCTTCTTCCTGAAGTAGTTATTCCTCCTGGTTACAATAGAAATGGTGCTATCGGTATTGGCACGGCAGGTTCTAATAACTTAGGTAGTGGTCACGGTACTGCAGCTGCATCTCTTGCTGCTGGTAAGAACTTTGGTCTTGCATTTAAATCAAACATCTGGGCAATGCCTTGTGTGTCTGATAATGTTGGTATGGATATTGAGACATCTTATGATCTCATTAAGTTCTTCCATCAATATAAACCAGTAAACACTCAAACTGGGGTAAGAAATCCTACGGTTGTTAATGGTTCTTGGGGTTATCAGGCTGCTGTCCTCCCATCGGGAACTGTAAGATACAAATTTACTGGTATTACTAGTACCATTGACATGAGCAGTGTCGCAGCTGGAGCTCCAGCTGGTGTTGAAGATATGATTATTGGTTTCAATAATCAAGTATCAGGTGCTTATAAATCATGGTCTTCTTCATCTAGATCTAGCGCCACTGATGCTGCTGGCGCTGAGATGATCGAAGCCGGTGTAATTATGATTGCCGCTGCTGGTAATAACAACCAGTATATTGGTATTGGACGAACAGATCCTCATAGACTTAATGGTGTTGCCGACCAATACTTTGGTTCTAATGATCCAAGGGCTGAGTTTGGTGGACAGAGGACACCAACATCCCATAGGGATTGGATGAATCCTCAGGGTATTGGTGTCGATGAGACCACTGGATATCATCCTGTTATCAATGTTGGTGCTCTTGATGACTTTGTGGAATCTAGCTACAAAGAAAGAAAAGCTGAATATTCTAATAGTGGTCCTGGTGTTGACATTTATGCACCTGCTGAAGACACTCTAGCTGCTGGTCTTCCTAGTGGACCTTATGCAGACTTCCAGAGATATGATAATCCTACTCATTTCGACGCTAACTTCAACGGTACATCTGCTGCTGCTCCTGTAGTTACTGGTCTTGTAGCTTTATACTTGCAGAGAAAACCTGACGCTACATCTCAGGAACTGAGACAGTGGTTGCTGAATGATTATGGTCGGGGTGTTGGTGTTGGTGCAACGGACTCTTCCACTGTTGCTGCTGGTAGTACACAGACTGGTTCCGATTTACTCTTTGATCAGTTTCCAACTTCTGACTATGGTGATTCTAATTTTCAGTGGTGGACTGGTCAGTTCAACCAAAGAAGTCCTGATGGATCTGGTGGCAGTGTAGCGATTGTTTATCTTGACACTGCTTCTGGTATTCTGACAGAATCTGCTGGTATTACAGAACCGACTATTGAATCTCCAATCAATAATGATGTTGGTGTTAGTACTGAAAGCTTACAGATAAGATCTAGTAGCTATGTTGCTATTGGAGATACTACCGTATCTGGTACTTTAAAAGCAGTTGAGATGCAACTCTCTACTGCATCTGACTTTAGTTCTATTGTCTGGGAATCTACTGGAGATAATAATACTAGTCTAATCCAAACAGTTGATGTTCAGTTAGCAGGTTTCACGACCCACTATGCTCGTACAAGACATCTGTCTAACGATGATGGCACATCATTTACTTCATATACCTCTAATTACTCTACAGGTATTGTTTCATTCGCTACCTTAGGTAATGCTCCTGGTGTTCAGGCACCTACGATTATTAGTCCTATCAGTGGAACTACTCTAAATCAGAGATTTGGTATTGCTCTTGTATCCAGTGCATTTGTTTCTATTGATAGTGAAGCAGTATCTGGTACTTTAAAAGCAGTTGAGTTTGAAGTTGCTGAAGATATTGGATTTACTACTATAGTATTTACTAGTGTTGGTAACAATAATACTTCTTTATCTCAGATAATTCCTGAAGGACTTAACTCTAATCATACCTTCTATGTAAGATGTCGTCATCTTTCTAACGCTGATGGTACATCTGGTGTTGAACATACATCTCCTTTCTCAGCAGTAATTTCTTTCACCACTCCTTCTGCTGCTCTTGCTGAGGTTGGTAGACTTGCTTCTATTAAAACAACACTAACGAACGGTGTTGTTGAGCCGGTTCAGTTATATGAGGCAGATAACCTCCTTGAGGTTAGCATTAGTGTTGCAAACCAGAACGACTTCCGTTCTACATTCTCTATTGGTATTTCTAGTACTCCTGGATTCAAAAGGAGTGACTATATTACCTATGGTATTCCCCTTGATAGAGGTGGTACGAGACTGATTGAAAAAGTTGGTATCAAACCTGGAGATAAGATCTTCGTATCTTCTTTCGACCCTAACATCTCTTTCCTTGCCTTTGCTACTAGAAAGTTTGATAAGTTGGGTCCTGACTCTGCTCTGGTTCATGGTAGAAGAAGATCTGGTACTCTTGGATTCAATCCTCCTTTCCAGATCAATACTAACCTTGAGTTTTTTACAGCACAAGAAGATAGCCTAGTCACAGTTCATGCTACAAACCAGAACTCTGACTCTACTGTTGGCATGTCAGTTGGTCTGTCCTCTGGTGGTCTCGCACAGTTCCAAGAGTCTGACTACCTGGTATTTGGTTTAAGACTGGCTCCTCTGCAGGATGTTCAGATCGACAACCTTGCTCTTGCTAAGGGTCAGAGCTTGATTGTTCGTGGTTCTAAACCCAATCTGACTTTTGTTGCTCACTCTGTACCTCAGGACCCTGGTCCCTCTGGTATTGGTACAAACATCAATGTTAATACCAGCGGTAACATTACTGCTACTGCATTCTTTGGAGATGGTTCTGGTATTACTGGTGTAACTGGTGTTGGTGCAGGTGTCATCATTAAGGATGATGATAGTACTGTTGGTACTGCTGCTACTATTAACTTCGGTCAGAATCTGACAGTATCTCAAATCTCTGCTGGTATTGTCACTATTACTGCTGCAGATACCGTAGGTGTTGCACAAACTGCTAATAGTCTTGCCGCTGGGGTTTCTGTTCCTAAAGCAACTCAAGCAGACTTTGCAACTGTTGCTGGATTGGCTACGGTAGCAACCACAGCGACCTCGGCAAATACTGCTGACAGTGCAACAACTGCAGGAACAGCTTCTCAATTGGATGTTGATGCTACAATCACATCTAATAATGACATCACTGCACCGAGATTTATTGGTGACGGATCTCAGTTAACTAATATTGTTGCTTCTGGTTCCGGTGTCATCATTCAAGACTCTGGATCCGCAGTCGGTACAGCAGGAACAGTCAACTTTAATGCTGGTCTCGATGTAAGTCCAGTCTCTGCTGGTATCGTTACAGTAACGATTAACGAGGCACCTCGTGCTACACTTGCAGGTATTGCATCTGAGGCTATTGTCGCTGGCATTGCTACCTACGCTACGCTCGCTGGACTCGCCTCTCAGGCAAACAATGCACTCTTTGCTAATAGTTCTAGTTTCTCCACCTTAACGGGCGCTGCAGACACCGCTAAGAACCTTTATACGCAGTTTGAGGGCACATACAAGCCTCTACCTACTACTATTGGTACAAAGACAACAGATCACAGATATTATGGCATCGGATCTGATCGTTCTATCAATGTTCAGGGTTATGAATCTCCTTACCTGAGATTTGAAGTAGGTCAAACCTATCGCTTTGAGAATGCATCACAGCAGGTAAACTATCCGATCAGGTTCTACTATGCTGCAGATGGTTCTGCAGTAGGATTTGGTACAACAACTCCGAATCAGTACTCTGATAATGTAACTGAGACTGGAACTTATACTGAAATTCTCATTGATGAGAACACTCCTCAACTCTTGTATTATGGTGCTGGTATTGGAACACAATTTGGAAGCATGGGTAACTCCATCCAAGTGTTTAATAATGATTTCCATAAGGTCAGCAGAGTTGGGGAGTTTAAGAATCTTGTAGGTCTCAAGACTGCTACTTACACTCAATTCTATGAAGGTCGCGCCACTTCTTGGTACATGAACACTAACCTTGGTGTTGGTAACAGTGATTATGTCCCTGGAGATCGCTCACATAATGTAAGCTCTATCGTTCAAACCGGTACTGGTATCTACAATGTTAACTTTGCTGATGCAATGAATGATACTGACTATGCTGTCATTGGTATCGCAAGTGGTACAAATGCTTTCCCAGGTGGTATCGTTAATTTACGAATTTCTGACAGAACAGTTAACGGATATACCGTTAGGGTGTATAATGGAATTCCTGCCCTTGAAGACTTGGGCGAACTTAGTATTATGACGCTTGGTGGACAAGATGGAGAACGGACCTACATCTAGGGTTATTCAATATGATAAGGTGGTCACTAAGTTGCCCACCTTTATTATTGAAAATGGTCCAGAAGAATTTAATAGATTTAAAGATATAATTCTGGAGAAAAGATCTCAAGATCCAGAATATCTGGATACAGATGAGACCGCAGGCCATTCTGTCAAGGCATGGTTAACTAAGTGGGATACACATCAAACTGATGATAGGTTTTTGGACATTGGCAATTATGTCATATATGTGCTAGACTACATTACGGAGCAGGTATTCCATACTCATGCAAAGTATAAACTCGCTTCTTTATGGGCAGTAGTCATGGAGGAGGGTGATCAAGCTACCCCTCATGATCACTTTCCATCAGCATGGTCTTGCGTTTACTATATTGATGTCGAAGAAGATGTTGCTCCTATCTTATTGGAAGATAAGGAAGTCCATGTAAAGAATGGGATGTTAGTTTTGTTTCCTGGATTCATTACACATCATGTTCCGCCTACGAAGGGGAGAAGGATTGCTGTTGCTATGAACATTAGTATTATTGATGAATCTTGATTATGACCGATATCGGAATTAGTAAAGTCTCTGTTCAAATGCCAATTTTTGAGTCTAGATGGACTGAAAGGTTGGATGAATTCAAACAGAATATTTTAGATCATAAAAAAGAAAACCCTGATAGTGTCTCTGATAGTAATGTCGAAGCGAGTTGGAGATCTGCTTGGAATCTTCATGAGGTTGATTCTAGATTTTCTTCAATTGCAAATTACTTTGAGGAGTTTGCCAACTCTATTGGCAAGCAGTACTTTTATAGTAACGGCATATATGAGGTAACTAATCTATGGGCTATGGATTATGGTCCAAATGAAGGGACAAAATATCATAGTCACTTTCCCTCAGCATTGTCTTTCATTTTTTATATTGATGTGGAGGAAAACTCTGCCCCTATTTGTTTTGGAGACTCATGTAGACCTGTAGAAAATGGATTAGTTTTAGTGTTTGACGCTAGCTTACCGCATTGGGTTCCTGATAATCATGAGGGAAGAAGAATAGTTATTTCTGCAAATGTTGATCATGTGCCCCCACAGCTCCGGGGATATAATAGAGCAATTTAATTTTTTATAAATCTACTTGTAGGTAAAGCAGTAAGTTATGTTTACAATCTACTCAATGCCAGGGTGTGGTCACTGTCGTCAAGTAAAACAGCTCATGGAGATTACAGAGCAAAAGCATGTAGTCTACACATTAAATCAGGATTTTACTATTGAAGAATTTCAAAATGAATTTAATACGCAGTATTTTCCTCAGGTAGTTCACAACGATAAAGTTGTTGGAGGAGCTGCTGAAACAGTACAGTATTTTAAAGAGCAGAATCTTGTCTGAACCAGAACTAAATAAAGATACCCACGGAAATCGGGGGGTGGAGTTCATTCTCAGCGGAGGAAAAAAGAAAGAACAACCAAAAACTTTTCAAATAAAGTTCGGTAACATGTTATCTTTCTTCAGGAGAGATATTGTTCTACATCTGAATTTTTATTTGGATATCAGAAAAAATAATTCCTCGGAGTAAAACAATGCTAGCTGTAAGTTTAGTTGCAGGATCGTTCTTGGTCATAGGTGCATTAATCGTTGGATGTATGCTAGGATGGGTACTTAGAGAATATATGATGTACCATCATGATCGTTCAGATCAACAACAAGTTCTCCACCCTGAAATGTATGATGAGAATGGAAATATTCTTCCTGACTCATTAATCGCCTTTCGTTTTAATGAAGACGATGCCGATGACGAAGACTAATTATTAATTTGAAAATCATGAGTAAATTACCACCACATCCACTCCAATCTGAAATTTTGCAAGCTGTGTCGAGTGCAAAAACTAAAGCAGCAAAAATCAATCTGCTCAAAGAGCATAGATCTCCTGCTTTAGTCTCTTTATTTGTGTGGAACTTTGATGATAGTGTCATAAGTGCCATTCCTGAAGGAGATGTTCCATTCACTCCAAATGATTCTCCTACTGTAGAATCTCAGAGTAAATTAGCTAGTCAGTATAGAACTCTTTATAACTATGTAAAGGGGGGTAATGATAGTCTTAAGAGGACTCGTAGAGAATCTTTGTTCATTGAACTTTTAGAGTCTCTTCATCCCGATGAAGCAGAAATTATCTGCTTGGTTAAGGATAAGAATTTGGGTAAGAAGTATCGTATCACTCACAATGTCGTCAAGGAAGCATATCCTGATGTTGAGTGGGGTAATCGTAGTTGAACAACGAAAGAGTAACCATCCTACATAAGGATTGCGATCCCGAGTTGGCAAAAGATAAATCTTTGCCATACTCGGCTTTTTTAATCGAATACTATGACTCTGAGGGACATAAAAAGTATGATATTGCCTCATCCTACAAACAAGTAGATCTTTTTGATTATTATTACGACGAATATAAGCATGGATTAAAGGGTTGGACTCAGACTGATGGGAAAGTCAACCCAAAGATGTATGGGTATAAAAGTAAAAATAAAGAGTCTAAAAAGTAATTTGACTTTTATTTTCAAGAATCCGGGGAAAAAATCTCCGGGTTTTTTTTGCCCTATAGGGTTGACATAAATAATGATAGTGGTCTATAATAGACCTGTCGTTCATCCAGAGCAATCTGGACGCAAGTAAGTCGCGGAACGGAGTCGTTCATCCCATGTTAGAAGTATTATTCTACACAACACTCACCTGTACTCAAACTGATGCTATCATGCTGAAGATTGAGAATAATCAAAACCTTAGCAATCAAGTTAAGGTTGAGTTGGTTGAGACCCTTAAGGACTCAGCACCAGAGTGTCGGTGGTATTGGGACGCACACGACTGAAGGAACGGGAAAAAACGGATCCAGCGAAAGCTGAGAAGGTTAATTTTCACCCAACTTCAGGAGTAAACCGATGTCTACAATCACATACCGTGGCGTCAAGTATGACGCAGACCAGTACAAAGCAAAAGTAATTGAGGAGCAAACTGCTCGTCAAAATCACGAATTAATGTATCGTGGTATTAAAGTTGAGCGTAAGTTCGCATCAAAAAGCTGAGTACTAGATTGGACGAATTAAAGAGGACTCTTGACGAGTCCTCTTTTTTTGTGTATAATGATCAAAACCTCATTCTTTTATGGACAGACAAGTTTTAAAGGGTTTGGTCTTGACCATGAAAGCATTGGTGCAAGAACTAGAATCTGAAGTGTTCTCCGATGCAGAAGCTTATCAACAAGATAAGCGCGAAAACTATGATGATCCAGTAGAATACTTTGGAGACGGAGACGATGACGGATATGCAGACTGACTGGAGATATACTCCAGAAAAAATGCAAGTTAGAAACTCTGCTCTATCAATCCTTTTGAAGAATTTTGGTAGTGAGTTGAATCCAGATGGATCTCCTAAATATTCAAACCAGAGCATATATGAATGTGCTCATGATTGGGTATCCCAAGGAAATATGATAACTCACGGACTACTAAAATACTACGAGGTCTACTATGCGGATGAAGGATACAATTCGGTTAACCAAGGAAGCACTTAAACAACCTTGGTTATATACAGATGAAGAACTTTTGTATATGAAGAAAGCAAGGAAAGTTGCTAAAAAGGGATTAAAATTAAAACAACTGAAAGGAAATCATGGAAAAAGTGAGACTAGTTCAATCGACTCCGAATCCAGAGGAGACGATGGCGTACATAGCAAGGGTTTCAAATCCTAATAATCAGGATAATCCTAGCTTTGAAGGTCTCTTAAAGTATTGTATTAATCATGGACATTGGTCTGTGTTTGAGCAAGCATACATGACTTTAGAAATTGAAACTTCTAGGGCAATCGCAGCTCAAGTGCTTCGTCACCGTTCTTTTACATTCCAGGAATTTTCACAAAGATATGCTGACAGTTCTATGTTAGCTAGTAGTATTCCTATTCCTGAATTGCGTGGCCAAGATTACAAGAATCGCCAAAATAGTCTTGACAATGTTGATGCATTTAAAAGACAAACTTTTGAGATTGCTATACAGAAATACTTTACTGAAGGTATGGATCTATATCAGACCATGCTAGACGCTGGAATCGCCAAGGAGTGCGCTAGAATGGTGCTTCCCTTAGCAACCCCCACAAGAATCTATATGACAGGCTCATGTCGCTCGTGGGTGCATTATATAGATCTTAGAAGTGCTCATGGTACTCAGAAAGAACATATGGATATCGCAGTTCAGGCTAAGAGTATTTTCTGCGAACAATATCCTACTGTCGGCAAGGCACTCAATTGGTTTTGATAAATAACTTCGCATAATATTTTGATATGGCAACTTATCCTGTAGTACACAAAGAAACCGGTGAACAAAAAGAAGTAGTGATGAGTGTTCATGCTTGGGACTCCTGGCGTGAAGATAATCCTGACTGGACTCGTGATTATTCTGATCCATCAACCATGCCCGGTGTTGGTGAAGTTGGAGAATGGAAAGATAAACTTCTTAAATCTAAACCCGGTTGGAATGAAGTATTAGCTAATGCACAAAAAACTGGTAAAAACTGCCAAAAACTCACTTTAGACTAAATTATGCCTAGGAAGAGAAAGTCCGATCCAAGTGCCGGTGCTGGAATGACCAGTAAGCAGATGAGAAGGAAGAAACCTATTAATACGGACTTCCTGGTTGATATTCAACCCTTAACAGATAATCAAGAAACCCTATTCAAGGACTATTCTCAGGGGAAAAATATTTTTGCTTATGGAGCAGCTGGTACGGGCAAAACCTTTATCGTACTGTATAATGCTATTAAAGATGTTCTTGACGAATACTCTCCTTATCAAAAAATCTATATTGTCCGTTCTTTAGTATCCACTAGAGAAATTGGTTTCCTTCCCGGAGATCATGAGGATAAGTCAGCTCTTTACCAAATTCCTTATAAGAATATGGTAAAATATATGTTTGAGATGCCTACTGATTCTGACTTTGAGATGTTGTATGGCAATCTAAAGCAGCAAGAGACTATTTCTTTCTGGTCAACATCATTCATTCGTGGAACTACTCTTGATGATGCAATTGTCATTGTAGACGAATGCCAAAACTTGAATTTTCATGAACTTGATAGTATAATCACTAGAGTTGGGGAGAATTCTAAAATTCATTTCTGTGGTGATGCTACCCAGACTGATTTGACTAAGACTTACGAAAAAAATGGCATCCTAGACTTTATGAAGATTCTAGAGCAAATGCCATCATTCGCATCAATTGAATTTGGTGTTGATGATATTGTTCGTTCTGGTCTCTGTAAAGAATATCTTGCTACTAAATTGGCACTCGGTATGTAATGTTTAATCATCTTGAAATTGAACTTCCTCGGTTAGAGAGGAACACCATTGATGGTGTACGATATTATGAAACACCTGACACAAAGATGGTATCCATTACCTCTATTATCAGTTTTTATAATAGAGAAATTTTCATCAAATGGCGGAAAAGAGTTGGAGAAGAAGCAGCAAATCTAAAGACTAAACTCTCTACGAGTCGTGGTACAGATATGCACACTCTTACAGAGCATTATCTAAAGAATGATGATCTCCCCAAGGTAAAGCCTCTTCCTGAATTTTTGTTTAAAATTGCCAAACCCGATCTAAATCGGATTAGTAACATTCACACTCTAGAAGGATCTTTGTATAGTGAGCAATTAGGAGTTGCTGGAACTGTAGATTGTATCGCTGAGTATGATGGTGAATTAGCAGTTATTGACTTTAAAACATCGGCAAAACCTAAACCATATAAGTGGATTGAAGGTTATCTTGTTCAATGTGCTGCTTATGCTTGTATGTACTATGAACTGACTGGCACACCTGTCAAAAAATTTGTCATTATCATGGCATGTGAAGATGGGTCTTGCAAAGTGTATCAAGAATATGATAAACTTAAGTACATGAAGTTACTTACCAAATACATCAGAAACTTCGCGGAGTATCACTTAAATGGAAAATGAATTAACAAAGGCATTGGGCAAAAAGTTCATGAATGCTGCAAAGTTCTCTTTAGAAATAGAGACTCTTGTACTAAAAGAAAAAATGAATTACATTGAAGCCATTGTGCTTTTCTGTGAGGAGAATGGTATTGAAATAGACTCAATTAGTAAGTTAATTTCAAAGCCATTGAAAGAGAAATTGAAGCGTGATGCTCAAGATCTTAATTTTATGAAGAAGACCACTAGAGCAAAGTTGCCTCTCTAAATAAGCCAAGGTAAATTAGAAAGATGTCAGATTTTTTCGACTCAGAACTTGTTCAAGAGGAGTTACAGGAAATTAATGAACTTCAGGAAGAAATCTACACTGAAGTATTTTCTTTTGGCGAATTAGATCGTGAAGAGAAAATTGAGCATATCGATAAACTCGATCTACTATTAGAAAAACAGAGAATTCTGTATACGAGAATGTCACTGTCTGATGATCCTCGCGCACAAGAAATGCGTGAGAGTGTCCGCAAATCAGCTATCATGATGGGGTTCCCCAAAGATGTTGATTGTGCAGTCCTTTTCGGCAACATGCAGAAAACCTTAACAAAAGTCAGAGAGCAGATCTCTTGACAATGGGAGCACTGTCGCCCTATAATAGACCAGTAACAAGCCAAATCCAATTACAGGCCAAATCTAATGTCATTCGCATCACTTAAAAAACAGTCCTCCCTTGGTTCACTAACCGCTAAACTGGTTAAGGAAGTAGAGAAAACCAATAAGGGTGGCAACTCAGCTGACGAGCGTCTCTGGAAACCAGAGGTCGATAAAGCTGGCAATGGATATGCTGTTATCCGTTTTCTTCCTGCCCCTGATGGTGAAGATCTCCCATGGGCAAAGATGTACTCCCATGCCTTCCAAGGTCCTGGTGGTTGGTATATTGAAAACTCTTTGACCACTAGTGGTGCCAAAGATCCTGTTTCCGAACTCAATTCTAGTCTCTGGAACAGTGGCATTGATTCTGACAAAGAGACTGCTCGTAAGCAGAAGCGTAAGCTTTCTTACTACTCCAACATCTATGTTGTAAAAGATCCTGCAAACCCTGATAACGAGGGTAGGGTCTTCCTTTATAAGTTTGGTAAGAAGATCTTTGATAAGGTTATGTCTGCCATGCAACCTGAGTTTGAAGACGAAGAACCAATCAACCCATTCGACTTCTGGCAGGGTGCCGACTTTAAGATCAAAATCAAAAAAGTTGCAGGTTACTGGAATTATGATTCTAGTGAGTTTGCTCGTCAAGCACCTCTCCTGGATGATGATGATGCTATGGAAGCAATTTGGAAGAAAGAGTATTCTCTTGCAGAGTTAGTTGATCCTTCTCAGTTCAAATCCTATGATGAACTGAAGACTCGTTTGAACTATGTTCTTGGATCTTCTACTCCTAAAGCTCCTGACCCTGAGGTTATGGATGAAGAAGCACAACCTGTAGTAAATGACCCAATCGCCGGTAAGGTTGATATGGGTGGATCTACAGAAGATGATGACGCTCTGTCCTATTTCCAGCGTCTTGCAGAGGAATGATATAAATATAGGGAGGGAGACCTCCCTTTCGTAGTTTTTTTCTAGCTAAAAATGTCTTTCTCCGGTAATAGATATATTGTCACATACGATGATGGTGACAATACCAATACTCAAAGACTTGAAGTAATTGCTGAATCTGCTAGTATGGCAGAAACAAGAGTAACGCAACTCTTCCCGTCTGCTCAGAATATTGTAGTTGTTTCTGCCTGATAATGTCACGCACTCAAGTAATTGTTTATAATGGCCCTGACGGGTTTTGTAATGTCGTCATTCCGTCAGATCAGTGCATTCTCTCTGATATAGATATCATCTCTAAGGATGTACCTACATCAGAGTACTCGATGATCTCTCATACCGAATTGCCCTCTACAGTATTCAGAAACGCATGGAAATACAACCACTCAAATTCAGCTGTGGATGTGGATCTTGTAAGTGCAAAAAATCTGTGCCAGAAAGAGCTGGAAAGTCGGTATCTGCAGATCAGAACCGAGAATCAAGAGATTACAGCACTAGCAGAAATGAAGGGAGAATCTCCAGTACTGAAAGATAATCCTGTTGTACCCTATTCTGATATTAATTCTGCAACTACGGCATCACAACTAGAAGCACTTCTTTAGTCAGAAGCAATTTTAATTCCAGTCTGAGGATCAAACTGAGAAGATTCTTGATATTCTAGAAAATCTCTAAATTCATTAACGAACGATGTTAAGTATTCACTTCTGAGTACTCTTATCGTTCGTTTTTTATTGTTTTTTCTTACTTCCACTAGCCAATTAGAAACTCCAACAGTTGGGTTAATATCTTGACCAGGAGAGTCTGGGTTTGGGATTCTAAATGTGGAATCAACAACCTGACCGCCAGGAATTAAAAGTCTTCCTTGAGAATCTTTTGTTTCTTTTGTCTCATAGTGACGAGTAGAATTTAGATTTTCCTCATACTTGTCATACATAACATCATATAGTTGTCTAGATGATAATGGCCATTCATCTCTGACATTGATGATATTGGCAGTCAATAAAACTACCCAATCATAATTTGGATCGCCATATAATTCATTAGCGACATCATCAGGTCGTTGATTTTCATCAATATCGTATTTTGTCAGGTTAGTTGCAAACTCAGAAACAGAGTCTCTGATCTTCATTCGCGTAAAAAGATTCTTTACCTCTACATATTGCTTCTTTCTACCACCAGATTGATTGGGGTTGAGGTATTGGAAGTTTGGTAAAAGATTGAAGTATGAGTGACTAGCCATTAGAATCCTGCGTCGTTGTAGTTGTCGTCATAATCTTCGGCATATACTGGTTCAAGCTCAGTAAATGATAAATTCAACCTATAATGAATCGGTGTCCCATCATTATATGTTGCGTGAATACCAGAACCCGTGTAATCTACTCCAACACTTGTTAGGGCACATAATTTAAATTTATTCAGATATTTTTGATCTGCAGTTCCTTTCTTATAGCTGAGTCTAAAAACATCCGGTGCTTGTAAGAATGCGTTTTTACCTTTTATTGACTTTGCTGCAGATGTCCTTTTAAGAGTTTTTATGATTTGTAGGACTGATTTTGACTCATTTATATTTCTAGGAGTCAAATCCCAGTTGAATCCAAAAGGTCTAATAGACACACTATTGAACAGTAGTTCTACATTTTGATTTATAATCTGACCCTCTTGTCTACCAAGAACATCATTTAATCCAATCGAAGTTCCTGCAACTGCATTAACAATCGCTCTCTGAGCTTGTGTTTTAAAATATTTTCTATACAAATCAAATCCAGTACCGGTACCGCCACCCAACCCTGAAGCTTCGCTGGCGGCAAAATCAGCAGCTGTTTCACCTAAACTGCTACCCTCAGGAAGTTTACCCGTAGCTGCATCAACTAACAATCCTGCTGCCTTGAGTCCTGAACCAGCAAGTGCAGATATTCTACTTTCTCCCCAACCAGTTCTGTTTACTGATGCGATAGAATTTGGTATTGGTAAGATAATACTTTGTTTTGCTTTCGTACCTGCCGATTTAAAAACATCAGTTCCTGTTCCCGGTTTTCTTCTACCACTACCTGGGTCAAAAGTAGGTACTTTTGAAGGCACATATTCCATAACCTCCAAAAACATATAGTCTGTTGTGGAGTCTATAATATCGAGAGGATATCTAAGCAGTTGTGGATGAGCCATCCGTTTTTTTATTAGTTATTTATGTGGACATTTTGAATTTTGCATATGATAAAGATCTGGCATCTTCAAGTTCATTAGCCTCAATAACATATAACTGACTTTGGCATTCTTCCCAAGTATAGTTTCTTGTTAGATTCCAATGAAAGTTAAATCCAGTGAATCCCCATTTATCTACACTAGTGCAGGCAATTAGTGGAAACTCATCATATTTTATGTTTGGTGTCTTTGCTTTGTATATAAAAGTATAGAATTTTCCTCCTTCTGGAATAATTTCTAGATTGTCTAAAACTTCCATAATCTTAGTGAAAATATCTTCTGGTTGTTCTAAACCGATAAGTTCATCTACTATGGGTTGTAACCTACTCATACACCTAAATTGTCCTCTGTTAAGATTTTAAATTGAAATAATCTATCCTTACAATATTCAGTAGCAGCTTTCCACTTCGCTTGATTTTTAGCATACTCAGCAACTTCACGGATGTATGTTTTAGTTCGTTGCTTTTGTACCTTTGGTTCAATACACTGCTTTTTTGGTTTCACTTCTATAATATATCTTTTAATATCTCCCGTGTTTTCGCGAACTTTGATATAGAAATCTGGAAAATATCTATGAATTCTTCCATCTAGAGGAGAACGATATGGGATAACAATCTCCTCACTGCCCCATTCAAGAATGTTTTCATTTCTATCACAGTAAACCATGAACTTTCGTTCCCATAAACTGCGATAAATAATAGAGCGATGGTCTCCTCGATATTTTTCAATATTGCTAGGTTGAAATCTACCTCTATACGCCATTATAAAATATTTAACCTAAGGTATTTAGTGTGCCACGACGAAATTACCCCAGGAAGAGAACTACAACAGAAATAAAATCGTTGTTTACGAATGTAGCTACAACGAATCATTTCGAGTTTCAACTTCTGGCTTTCCCAACCGGTTTATTAAATTATGTTCAAGCGAAGGAACCTTTACTTTCTCGGTATTTTCTTACCAGGGAGTTAAATTTGTTGTGTAAGGGAGCAGAACTTCCTGGTGCTGCTTTTGCTACCGCACAAATAAAAGGCAATTACATGGGTATTGTCCAAAAGTATGCCCACACAAGAGTCTTTACCGATAGTTCATTCACCTTTATTGTTGATAAGAACTATCTTGTGTTAAAGTTCTTCCAACTATGGCAAGAATTTATTGCAAGTGGTGGAGAAGTAAGTCAAGATAAAAGAGCCTATTACAGTAGAATGTTGTTTCCCGACAACTATAAGTGTAGTCAAATGGGTGTAAGTAAGTTTGACAAAGACCACTTCCAGAAGATAGACTATACCTTTATCAATGCGTTCCCAGTTAATATCGTCCCATCTGCAGTAGATTATGGAACTAATCGAGTTCTAGAAATTACTGTGACTTTCAGTTATGATAGGTATGTTCTTGGAAGTATTGGTAGTTTAGATACCCGTTCAGATCAGAGAGAGGTTTCAACTCAATGGTCTGTGGAGGATAAGAAAGAATATAAGGAAACGACGGGGAGAGAATACTCTAGCGATCCTAATGGAGATAGTGGACTAGCTCCAAAAACTGATCAAAATAACCCTCCTAGGGTTCAACCTATTGAGGTAATACCTTTTTGACCCTAATAAATAAAATTACTGAACAATTATTATGTCTTTACCAAAGATTGCAACTCCGACATTTGAGTTGGTTATTCCGTCCACAAAGAAAAAAATTAAGTATCGCCCATTCCTAGTCAAAGAAGAAAAAGTTCTTGTTTTGGCTATGGAGAGCGAGGACATTGAACAGATTGCGAGAGCTATCAAAGATGTTCTCACCGCATGTATCATCACTCGTGGTGTGAAAGTAAATGAACTCTCTACTTTTGATATCGAATATCTATTTTTGAATGTTCGTGGAAAGTCAGTTGGAGAATCTATTGATGTTATTGTTACCTGTCAGGATGATGGAGAAACTAAAGTTCCCTTGACAGTCTATATTGATGAAATTCAGGTTATTGATTATCCTGAACATAATCGAGATATCAAATTAGATGATACTTTAACTCTGAGGATGAAGTATCCATCTCTTGGAGAGTTCATCAGTCAAAATTTTGGTGCCGGTCTTGATCTCAATGCATCATTCGATGTCATTGCATCCTGTGTTGATATGATTTACTCGGATGATGAGACTTGGGAGTCAAAGGATACACCTAAGAAGGAATGGATTGAATTTATTGAGGGTTTGAATTCTTCTCAGTTCAAACAAATCGAATCCTTCTTTAATACTATGCCTAAGCTTTCTCATACTGTTAAATTTGAGAACCCGAATACTAATGTAGAAAATGAGATCGTACTTGAGGGATTAGCATCTTTTTTCAGCTAGCGATGTTACATGAGGATATTGTAGCTTACTACAAAGTTAATTTCGCCCTCATGCAGCATCATAAATACTCCTTGAGTGATATTGAAAATATGATCCCTTGGGAAAGGGACATTTATCTTAGTTTATTAGAGACATTTATTGAAGAGCAGAATTTAAAGGCACAACAATCTAATGGTTATTGACCCTACAAAGCTACTTCCACCAGGTCAGAAGGGAACTCCCGAGGGTAATGTTGACAACCCAGGAGTTCCTGAGGGGAACTTGACTGTCAAGCAATATAATTCGTTAAACAAAAACATCTTTGCAATCCAAAGAAATCTAACTGCAATTGCAGATCTGATTAGTGGTAGAAACGCTCAAGATGCAGAAGAAGATAAGAGAGAGATAAAGCAAAAGAGAGAATCCGCAGATAGTCTTAAAAAAGGTACAAAAGAAAACTTTATTGAATCTGCTCTTAAGAATGGGTTAGTTAAACCAATTGAGGCTTTAAAGAAACGGGCAATGGGACCTTTTGGTCGCTTTATGAAAGCACTTGAGGCATTGTTCTTAGGGTGGTTAGGAATAAAAGGATTAGATGCCTTAGAAGCATGGTCAGAGGGTGATAATGATGCTTTTGAAAAGATAAAGAACGATCTTATTAAGGGATTGGCGATTGCTGGTGGTGTTGCACTTGCTCTGAATGGTGGCATTGGTGCAATTACTGGAACAATTAGTGGTGTTCTTACATCAATGCTGCTCAACATTCCAAAGATCCTAGGGTTATTGGCAAACCCATATCTTTTGATAGGTGCTATAGCTGTGGCAGCTGGTGTC